ATTTTTAGTCCTCAATTTGTTTTAAATCAGGTTGAACGACTATCCCACGGTTCCCTTTTGAATATTCGGAATCACTATCCGACGCGGCGGAACCATAATCCGGTTTGTAGTAGTTCTCACCTCTGTCTTGCCACTTATCTAGCGGCTGGACAGGTAAGTTCTTAACTTTCTCGCGCGAGAGTTTGGAGGGACGAAGACGGATTTCAGCGGCCTGTTTTTCAGGCATGAAACCAAGGATAGCATCGCCACGCTCCACAACTCCGTTAGCGGTAAATAAATGATCCGGCAAATCTTTAAAATAAACTCGGTGAACAAGTGTCCATCCGATAACGTCTAGAGCTCTATCAAGAGAGCGCTTTTTCTTGTTGAGCCACCTAAAGGCGTATTTCTTACGGTATTTTTCAAGTTCCTTTGGAAGCTGGAGAACGCTGGTTCCCTCGGGAAACTCGCGCTCCGACTTTATGTGAATTTCTTCAAGAGATTTTGGCTGTGACTTTACGCGCTCGTTTACATAAGCATCCATCTCTGACATAACAACAAGGGGAGATGCCGATTCCGTTTTAACACTCACTTCGGTCTCTTTAAGGCTCGGCTTCATACAGAAACACCCTCCCTCGAATTGCCACGCAGGAATTTAGCGTAGTCTTGGTATTTGATATCGTTCGCATCGCAGAAATCCTTCTGCTCCTTGGTCAACACGATCTTATTTCCGCTCGTCTGGACATTGTTTTTGGGAACAGCTCCTATACCGGCCCTCGTCTGACGGATGATTTCTTTCTCGACGATCTTTTTTGAAAACTCATCCAAACGCCCTTCCTGACGAAGCTCATCTTCCATGTCACGCATGGCGAGGGTGGGGCCGAACTCGTTTTGAAGGTACTGAGGGTTTTCAGCTAATACTTTTTGGTATTTACGTGATATCTCGCTATCGGGATCGTCAATGTCGGGGTATCTTTCCCTGACTGTCTGTTTTGATTTTTCGAGGGTAGACATTTTGACAGAACGCGCCTGTAGCTCGCTCCACTCAGCCTGCTGGCGGGCCATCATCTCCTGAAATTCTTTTTGCGCGAGCTGTTTTACAGGAGTTCTCCAATCGCCCTTTTCGAGCATTTCATCAAGCTCATCCTTAGCTTCTTTTTTCTCTGAAGCGGTGGCGAATCTGGAATTCAGAACTTTTTCAAGGGACTCGATTTTAGAGGGGATGTCTTTTATCTGCCGGATCGTGCTTGAGATTCCGTTAAACTGTTTCTGAAGTTTCTGAAGCTCCTCGAGCTTTACATACTGAGGCTCTTCTTTCTTCTCAGGCTTGGCATCAAGGTCAACCTCAACACCAGGCTTTTCGATTTCCTTTTCCGGCTTTTCGTGTTCTATTACAACTTCATCCTGCTCTTTGAGTTCCTTAGGCATTTGTCCTCCCGTTAGGGGTTAATTTCACTTTCAGCGGCGTTAACCATCCGCTTCGTTTCGTCTTTGATCGCATTAAGCCCGTCAATGAAACCCTGCATCCTTATCGACTGGAGCATCTTTTCGTTAGACGGAGCTCTGAGAAGGTTGCGAAGCTCCACTTCTTTGAGCGTTGAGAGCTTTTCCAAGCGGCCCAGAAGTTTGCTCCAACCCGGAGTTTGCATTAGACTCTTGAGATGTTTTAGAGTCTCCGCCTTCTCCGCCATCGTTTCCCCGCTCTCCATTCTGTTCTCCATTACCACCCTTCATCGCCACTTGGATTTGCTTCATCATTTCCATGTGGGCCTGTATGTGATTCTGGTTATATTCTAGTATTTGTTTTGTTAGGTGCGGGGCGGTCAGAGCGATTTGTTGAAAGTGCGGAGACTGCTGAAGCTCCATGTGTTTCATGATGTGGAGGATGTGGTTTTCGGCGAAAGTGGGCGTAACACGCTCAAAGTCTCCCTGGATCATGAGGGTGTTCTCGTCCTCTGGGTCAGTGATGTCATCAATAACCGGGGAAGGCCCTAAGATTTCCTCTGGGTTCCTTCCTTGAGACTTAAGCCATAAGGCGGTAAGCCTGTAAACATTCTGCGGGTTCGTTATGATGAGCGGGTTTTGCATGAGTATCGAATAAAGCTGGTTCATTAAGTCGCGTTCGGTTTGCTTTGAACCCATGGAGGGGTCGGGGAGGAGATAGGCCGCGAACTTCCCGGCTATGGCCTCGTCCTTCAACTCCCCATCGAGGAAAAGCCTTTCTCCCTTTTCACCCAATATCTCCTCTTCCATGCCTTCTGGAATATTCAGTTGGATAAGGTCAAGATGCTGGGTCAAGATGTTGGCAGCCCCTAGACGCAACCGCTCGGATGGCAGTGTAAAGCGGATCTCCGCTGATTGGACTATTGCTTGAGTCCGGGTTGCAGTCCCGGAGCCACCAACAACACCTGATTCGCGGCCCATGATGTACTCGGAGGCTGCGGTTAACCTTTCGATAAATTCCATTACAAGACGGATCGCGTTGATGAGCCTTTCCGTCGGTATTTCAAACGGTGGGAAATAGACATTTTGGCTTGGCGACGTTACCGGAATACCCTTATTCGGTCCAAGCTTGATGGCCGGGGCGTCTACGTCGCCTGATGGGTCGTAGAAGAAAGGACGTAATACGCCAAGCGTGTTAGCGTCAGTTAACTGGTTAAAACAGGCATCAACCTCTTCCGCGAGTTCACGGACCTTGTGCAGTATTCCCTCTCCATCAAGATCGTCCGGCCTATCCAGGTAATTGTCGTATTTTGTGAAATCCAGCGGACGGCGGCCAGATTTAGAAATATCCCTCATCCTGACTCCACCAAGGTAAATTTTGTATTCCGGGCTTATGTAGATTCGGATATTCTCGTCAACACCAACTCCGTCTATGTCGTAGTTTAAATACTCGCGTATAACCTCAATCGGCATGTTTCTGAGCTTAATGCGCCTAATCCTTGCGCGTTCAACATCGTCCATATCCCCGGACGGTTCTGGAACGATGATGTATTTCTCAAGGCCGTTTTCTCCCGTAACGTTTACGCAGACGCCTTTTCTCTCAAGCGCTTCAAGTTCCCTGAAAAGAAATGTTTCTTTTATGATTACTGGGTCTCGCTGAATGTCTTTTGAACCCTTCATAAAATAAACGTTGTCTTTCGTTATGAGGCGGGATTTTGTAGACTCGGTTTTATTCACTTTGGGTACTTGATTTACAGCGGGAGAACCATCTTGATTTATGAGCGGAGCACCGGACTCATCCGTAACCGGAATTTCGATCATCTCATTGGATACGGTTTCCTCTACGTCCCAGTAGGTTTCGGTAAGTCCGTCACCTATTCCGGCGACGATCTTTGTCCATAGATCGAGATAGGGTTTTAGTGGCGAGTGGACGCGAATCCACCAATCCATTAATTTTTTTATTCTCTCTGCCTTTGGGGTGTCGATTTCCTTCCCAGGCCTCCAGCGAGTCAGGTCTTCATTCCAAACAGAAGGGAAGAGGCGGGAATGGATGAGGTCGAGAATTGCGGTTGCGATACGGAGAGACCTATTCGAGCAAAACTCCCACGGGATGTTTTTCGCTTCACGGTTTCCATCGTAGAGGTCTTTTATTGACTTGTACCACTTGTCAAATTCAAGCGATTCGCCTTTAGACGTTTTTCCGTAATTTCTCTCGTCACGGTCTTTTTTGGCTTTATCAAAATCGTCCAAAACGACATCCACAAGGGTCTTTTGAAGCGATTCGTTTAGGGTGATCTGGAGAGTTGGTTTTTGTGCAGGAAGCATGGGAGCCATTGACTGCGGCTCGGACCTCAGTTCTTCTTTCAAGGCTATCGACATTATTTCTCCTCTTTTTGGACGGTAACGGCGGTAAGTTTCGCTATCTTTTCACGGGCCTCAGCTATCTTTTCCTGAAGCTCTTCGTCTGTGAGATAGTTGTATTGATTGAGAGTGAGGGATAGATTCCCCTCGTCTTTTGTCATTTCCTCTTTTTGCTGTTTATTGGCTTGGAGGGCGGTCTTTAGGTCGCCGTCTTTAAAGGCTTTTTCATATATTTTGTCGTTTCGCTCCATGCGTACTTTTTTATGAAAGCCCGGAACCTCGTCTTCCGAAATGAGGTATTTTTCCCTCAGCTTTTTTATGATCGGCTGCCACTTTTTCGTGTGCCTGTATTGGTTAACAAGGGGCTGCGAAATTGAAACTCCATGGGTCGGAACGAAATAGGCATTTATTTCTTCAATGGAGGCGAAACGGGCGATGAACTCCATGAGTTCAAGCTGCTGGTCTTGGTCTAATTTCGCGTTGTGCGCCTTGACCGACCTATAATCTTCAAGCTCTTGGATCATTTCTTTTGGGATTGCTTTGACGGCTTCGGAAACAGGCATGATCTGGGCGATTGGTTCGTGCTCCGGCCTGCGGCCTGGGTTATTGGGTTCGGGCATGGGTTTTTTCCCAAGCATGAGCCTTTTTAGGTTAGTAAGGTGCTTCTTCCAACTCATACAATTCTTCTCTCATCCGTTGAAATCTCGGGTTTGACATGCAGAGGTACCTGATGCAGTCAGCCCCATGGGTGTCCTTGTCCTTCGGTTTTTCCTTGGGGTCGCGCTCTCCAGCGATCTTTCCAACCCATTCCTCGTATTGGTGATTCTTAACAGAGTGGATTGTCTTTGGAACACGGCCTTTGTGAAAAAAAATCTTCGGCTTATTCGTGAAATCAATGGCTCTTGTCTTGTCGTAGTGGAGATATTCCTTGACCTTCAAACGCCCCTCCTCCTTAGCATCATCGGCTTCATACCACCCAGGGCAGCCATTTATCCCAAGCTCCTGGATCATGTTTCGGCCTGTCGTGATGAGTGGTTTCCTTCCAAAATTTGGGTCTATTAATCTACGCTTCATCTTGTAGCCGTTGTCTTTTTCGACCTTTTTTATGAGTTTGGCGAGCTCTGAAACGGTGCAGTGGATTGATAACTCCGAATGGACAAAAAGATCATCATTTCGGTCTAAAACGGCCCAAATTACGTGGTGAGGCTGCCTGTCGTGAGGGTCTAAAACAGAAATTACCGGGTCCGGATATTCGTAGCCGAACTCTATTTGGTGGATTTCCCCAAATTCCGGATAAACGACACCGCGAAGATGAAAGAATTTCCCGTGGATACGAGTATCCCTAACGTCCTCATCCCACATGGACGCCATCTCGTCGATGTTTTCACGCTTTAAAATTTGATTCCCTTTTATGTCAAACTGGTTGTCGTAGGTATCTGCGATAAAGGCGTCGATTTTCCGTCCGTCGGCCTTGTCAATCAGCTCCTCTTTCATCCATGGTTCAACGAGTGGGGTAAAGGTCAAAATACAAGACCCGCCGTGGTCTATGAGACCCCTCATAATGGCGTCGAATTTCTTCTTTTTCTGAGGTTCGTCCCCCCAGTAGAAGTGCCAATCCGCGCCCTCGAAGGCCATGTCGTCTTGCTCTGATGATAAGAAGTCGATTGTTGAGCCGTCTTTGCAAATGATCCGGTTTAGATAACCACCTACGGTTTTACGGGATTTTATGCAGTCTTTAGGGAGGTATTCGTTGATTTTTGGCTCAATGACCTTCTCGATCTTCTGGTTCGCGTCACAGACAACCACAGCTTTTATGGGGCCTTTAAAGCGCCTTTCCTTAGGGAAGTAGTCGGGATAACGTTTCGTTACATGCCAGGCAAGCTCTACAGCCCCAAGAGTTGATTTACCGGCACGATTACCTCCGGAGTAGAGAATGATCCTAGCCTTTGACTGGTGGCATTTAAACTGAATAGGGTTTGGAACGTAGTAGGAGATCCCCGAAAGACGCCTTCTGTCGGCTTGAAGCCTTTCAAGCGAATCCAGCGTCGATAAAGCGTCGATAAGTTCCTGATTCGTATCCACACTTTGATTCTATTCAAACTTCTCTTCGGCGCGGGACGGCCCCAAAAGGAGGTAGATGGAACCAGGCTAAAAAGAGGGGCGCCGGTCAGAGGGGGAGAGAGTGAGTTGGGGATATATAAATATAATTAAGCCTTACCGCTAATAAATCCAATAGGTGCCGGGTCCATCCGGTCACCTTACAAATTGTTAACACTTGATACCTTATCGGACATTGATTGTATAACCTATTGACATAGCATATAGTTATGAGAAATGCTAATCCTAAACGTAATTATTCCGTTAATAGAACTGGCTAATTTTGTTGATAGTCAGTTCCTTGAAGACGCCTTAAAAACATGTGCCAACCGATGAGTTTTGAGTTGATGTATTCAATCCCACAAATTATCATGTATTTAAAAAGGAGGATTTATGCCAGGTCCATACGATTGTTTCAAAGACAACCTTAATAGAACCAATCACGAAATTGATCCCGAGAAGCATAATCTTTATTCGGGGCTTATGGGGTTGGCTGCTAGGCTTGATGATATAGAGAGAGAGCTTAGGATAATAAAAGCGTTGGTGGGGAGATAGTGTTTAAACAACTAGTTATTTAATCGGTGTCTAGTGCTTAAATATTTTTCTTGACTAACAATAGGCTCGGAGTCTAGTGTCCCGACAGGCATCGAAACCAAACCTGAATCTCGAAATGAATTTATTTTGTTGTAATTCAAAAATCATTGTGTTACACTCTTATTCATTATGAAGAAAGAGAAGGTCCCAATAATCACGAGAGTTGAGCCTGAGATAAAGGCCCTTGCAGAGATGGCCGCGCAAAGTGAGCGCAGATCGCTTTCAACGTGGCTTGCACTTCTACTTGAAAAGACACTTAAGCCTGGCGTTAATCGTTAAAAATATCTAGTTCTTTTTTGTTGACATCTAAGATTCATAATGATACAATTAGAATCATCAAGGCAAGACTGGCTTACGATAAACAAAACAAGGGAGAGAGACGATGAAAACGCTGATTAAATCAAACGGATCTAAGTGGGCTGGGCAAGAGCCAGACAGCATTGAAGAACTAATTTCCGTCCTAGCGCAACACGATCTAGATTTAGAGAACTTCGCAGCAAATGGGTTTATATCTTTTAAAGATTCGAATGGGTATTCAAACCGAGATTATGAAGAACATACGGTTCATATATTTGGCAATTTCAGAGGCATTAGCCATGTATTTAATCTAGAGGGGCTTTATAAGAACTTACGCCCTCTCATTGAAGCCATAGAAAAGAACATAAAAGATCAGTGTGCTAGGATACAGCCTCGTATATAACCCCTCTTAAATAGGGTTTGGGTCTAGTGCAAACATGAAACGTGGAGATAAAAACGTGGAACAAATGGCAACGGTTGATGTGGCTCCGAAAATCCTTACAAGAGAAGAGTCTGCAAAATTGCCGGGGCCAATTCCAGGAACAGGCATTCATCACTCAATGAGTCTCAAAAGCCAGGACGTTTTGATAGAATCAGGCAAGCGCGGCGGCGTTGTTATCGAACGGACCTTGTTACGCAAAGAAAGAGCGGTCATGATAGATGGCGATATTACGTGCAGCCCCAACGTGGCTTGGAAATGGCTGTTTGAGGCCGAAGAAAAACTAAAGCACCCCCAGACAAAAAGAAAAGGGGGTAAGTAGAATGAGCGTTGAAACGGTAAATAAAATTATAATCATCATTGGAATCATGCTCATGCTAACCTCTTTTTTTTGCTTTCGTTTGGCTCATCTAGAAGGGATAAGGTTTCAGAAATATAGATACTTTAGAACTTATATTACGATGAGGGAGTTTCTTGGGATTGATGGAATGCTAATCTCCAAAGCGGAGGGCCGTAAATGAGCAAGTGTCTACGATGCTATTATCTTCTATTTGGAAAGAGCGTGGATAGGGATCTTAAGCACTCCCTAGCCTGTGGTGAATGTAAGGCCGAAGGAAAGTCCTGATGGGCTCTGTGTCTAGTTTTGCTACGTGGATTTGTCCTAAGTGTGGGCCTGTGCAATCGGCGTATTGGGGTCAGTGCCTGAACTGCGGAAAAACGTTGAATCCAATACCACCGAAAGAGCAAAGAAAACCGGAGAAACACTAGACTAAATGAAACCCTCTCATACACAGCTTCCGTGGAAGGCTAATGGAAATGAAGTATGTGGTATTGCTGATTGCTGCTTTAATCGCGATAAAGAAGATCGCGCAAACGCAGAACTGATTGTAAAAGCCGTAAACAACCATTACAAGCTCTTAGAGGCGTGCAAAGTAGCTCTCGAAGCAATGGGCCATCTAATTGATGATGTTGGTGGAAATGCTGAAAAAGGTTATTCAGAAGAAATTAATATTATCAAAGAAGCCATTAAATCAGTAGAGGCGTAATGTCTAGTGTTGATACGAGAATCTAAATGAAAAAAGACATTTTGAATAAACGGATTGTGGTTGGGCATTGCAAATGCGGCGCGACGATTGCCTACGACAGCGGCGATTTCAAAGGAAAGCGTGTTCGATGCGTGCCGTGCGAAAAAAGAAGCCGTTGTACCACTAGACCAAAAAAGATCAGAAAGGCATTATGAAACACGCAGAAGGCTGTCTTACGGTGGACCACGAAGAAATCAACTGTTATTGCAAATGCCATACTGAACCACGGAAGCTAAAGTTTACACTAGACGTAGAGGAACTATTTAAAAAGTCATAGCTGATGTTTATGCTTAAAAGACATAAAGAAAAGGTGGAATTAGGACGGAAACCGGGGGAATAACATCAGAAGATTAAAATTTTTTAATCTTATAATAATTAACTATTATGACCGAAATAAACCCGGCCACGCAACCGTTTGTAACAAAAGAAACAGCTTTAAAAAACTACCTTCAATACTTGAGGGATCTAAGGCGCATGGCTCCTGAGGTAGTAAGAAAAAACGAACGTTTCATAGAGAAGATAGAAGAAGAGCTCGGCCATTCAATGCTAGATGTAAATAGGGGCTCAGAGATAGAGAGGGCTGTTATCGCCGCCTCACAAAAAAGAAAGAAGATTTGGAACGGCGGCCACATCGACAACGGCGAGGGGATGCAGTTTAGGCTCGGGCAAGCCGCCTCTTGCTATCTTAGGTGGGCCGCGCAAGAGCTCCTAATAGAAAGAAACCCATACGTGAAAAACTCGTTCAGAAGGCCATATAAAAAAGAGGCTGAATGTCTAACAGATGAGCAGGTTCAATACCTATATAGTTGCGATACGCTGGAATTTCGTGATCTTGTCCTTGTAAGGTTCCTTATGGATACCGGCCTTCGCGTATCTCAGGTATGCTCGGTCAAAATATCGGACATTAATTTCGAGGAGAGGACCGTCAAGGTATACATCAAAAAAACAGATGAATTTCACAGAGCGCCGATCAGTCTTTCGACGAAGGACTATCTAATAACATGGCTTGCGGCTCGTCGTGTGAAATCCGAATATCTTTTTTGCAACAGAACCGGCACAAAACTAAACGAGCATTCTGTGAGAGAGAGATTCCGCGCCGTATCAAAAAAAGTTGGATTCAGGGTGAACCCGCATAAACTCAGGCACACGGCAACTTCGAAGATTGTAGAGGAGTTTGGCCAAATTCAAGGAATGCAATTTGCTAGGCACAAAGATCCCGGCATGACGAATCACTACACGCATCTCCATGGGAAAAAGCTTGTGAAAATGATAGATGCTTTGGGACAAAAAATGCTTGTTGACAACAAATAGGAGAAATGTTAAAAAATAGTCACCTATGAAAACGGAACAAAACTCTGACAAAACCTTTTCCAAGTCGTCGCCCCACGGTGGCGCATTTTCCCACCTGGGTGTCAGAGCCCTTGTTCCGGCTGCCGTGGGTGCTTTTAGTACCTCGTCAGGGCAAGTCTATACTTCTTAGTTTTACCCTACCTACGAATCCCAGACTCTCCGTAGGTTTGGCAAGCTAACGAAGTAAAGATAAGCCCTGATGAGGCCGAAAGGCCGAGTCGGGGTTTTTAATGCCCTGATTTTAGGCCTAACGGCTTGAGATTGGGGCTTCTTTATTTCGGAGGTAGAAGTGAGGCGGGGAAGTTGGACAGCACTATTCCTATTAAGTGCACTGTTTTTTGGGCTTTTTTGTCTAGCCCAACAGAGGGTATTTTCCTATTCTAAAGTTTACTGGCGTGGCGGGATGAACCCGCTGAGAAATGGTGAACATGGGATCAGGCCCGCCCACTTCAATAACTCCTGGTGTCCAACAGGGACATTAAACTGTGCAGGTAAAAATCCTGCCGCCAGCATCTTTAAAATCACCGCCTATTGCCCATGCGTAAAATGCTGCGGCAAATCAGACGGTATCACAGCCTCCAATAAAAAAGCCCGTCCAAATCACACCATAGCCTGTAACTGGCTTCCGTTCGGAACCAAAGTCAATATAAACGGCCATACATACACCGTTGAAGATCGCGGGGCCGTGTCTCAATTTGGCTCAAATAAAAACCCAATTAAACACATCGACATTTTCTTTCCTTCGCATTTGGAGGCCAAGAAATTCGGGGTGCGGTATCTGCCAGTTGAAATTATGAAACCTTTGGCATCACTAGACCAAAAATGACCAACTCATCATTGGAGAAGGCGAAGGATTTTTGTAAGTGGTGGAGGGTTGGAAAGGACACCACTGATCTAACGTGTTTAAAAAGGCGTCAATTAGCTATTGAAGAAATACGTCAACTCCTCGACCAAGAACGCATAGAGGCGTTGGAAGAGGCGGCAAGGGTTGCCGATGCTCACGCAATAGCGGAGATGGAGGCAAGAGCAGCCTACACAGTATCAAAAATTGAGGAAACGGCCAAAGCCATCCGCTCACTTAAGGACAAGGGGAAATGAAGCAAGTAGCAGAAGCCTTTATGTACGTCGGATTTATCGCAGCAATTTGTTGGGGTCTTGTGTTATGCGAAGAAATTAGGAAAGAAGAAAATATAGAGACAACAAAACTGTATTTAGATGCTGGCTATAAAAAAGATGGTTGGGGAATTTGGGTAGAACAATGACCAAAGACCTGATTATCGTTTGTTGCGGGTTCATTAAGAACAAGATGGAGGTTAGGGATGTCAATAACAAGGTTGGATATATTGCAATCCCACCAACGATTGTTCATGCCGAGGACTGCTCCTATACCAAGAGAGGGCCGGAGCATAGGGGGATTCTGAACGTGACGGATCATATAAGCCCTGAGTGCTATAGGGAGTGGAGGGTTTTGTTTTTGTCTAGTGCAAAGAACGAGAATCGTAAATCGGAGGGCATGTGAAAAAGGCTTTTGGTGTAACAACCTCAAAAGACTATATCGCCCATCACAGCGAAGAGGGGTCTACGTTCTGCTGCAAACACTGTGATTTTACGTCTGAAAAATTGAATAGGGTGAAGATTCACTTGGTTCAAAAACATGGGGCAAGAATATGAAAAATGGTGGCGGTCCAGCGTTTCCAAGCAGCAACAAAGTCAGGCTCGGAGACTACGAAACTAATGGACATCCAGGCATGTCACTCCGTGACTACTTTGCGGCACATGCATTACAAGGCCTCATTGTCCGAAAACTCGATGATTTGTCTGTTGTCATAAATGGCGACATGTATGCAAACGTTGCCTATTCACTGGCCGACGCCATGATCGCGGAAAGAGAAAAATAATGGACCCCAAAGGCTTCCGCCGCGCCCAATACGAGTATGAAAACAAAGAAGAAATGGAATACAGAGACATTGAGAACGACCTTCTTTGTAAAGCGGATGAAATGATGGATGGGGAGCAAGACCGGTGAGTGATGCGGTTGCTGATAAGGAGTTGAAAGAAGCTATTGATTGGTTTGGTGGCTATCTTAAAGAATCGTTCCCTGAATACTTTGACAATGGAAAACTCTTTGAAAGACAGCCCGGCTGCACACCAAACGCCGTTTTAATGCAAAAGTGGAAAGAAGAAGCTGGAAAAATACCAGAAACCACATGCTCGGCCATAGACAAGGTAATCAAGTATATAAACTCGGCTATTGATAATTGTGAGTCCGCTAAAAAAGCAAGAGAGTGCGATTGCGAAAACTGCGAAGTATCTTATGCCGTCGATGCCGCCGATGATGCGATCAGAGATTTGGATGGTTTGGAGTGTGAGCTTGAATCATTGAGAGAGGACAACGAACGTCTTAGGGAACTAGGAAAGTTTTGGTACGAAAAATGCGAAGAGATTTTAAAACCATGAAAGAGATGCGCTCCCAATGCCCGATTTGCCGTCACGAATGGGTAATTAGACATGATAGGTGGGGTATGTCAGAGATATTCCTACGGATAGATTTTAGGATAGCGATGTTCGATCACTTGCAGAGCCATACGGGTGATTTTTCGGAGTCTAGGCTAAGGCCGTATTCTTACGGCAAAGGTGTTCAAGACTCTCCGAGTCAGGTGGTGGTTCCGTGAAATTGGGTCGCCCGTTTCTGTCAAAAAGCGCAATGGTAGATGAAAACCCCAGCGGCATGTGTTTGTGCGGATGTGGAAAGCCCACAAAAATCATAAAAGCATATAAAACCGTTGTTAAACATTACAAATTTAGGCGTGGGCATTGGTCTGTAAGAAACGATCCGCAGTATAAGGTCGTAAAAAATGGTTGCTGGAATTGGCTACACGCAAAGTTTCCAGACGGCTATGGAAGGGTTCTTGTTGAAATTGAGGGTGCTGCAAGAAAAGCGCCAAAACTCGCCCACAGAGTTTATTACGAGCGTGCGTTTGGGGCGATACCACCTGGGTTAATAATAGACCACTTGTGTCGAAATAAATCCTGTGTCAACCCAAAGCATTTAGAGCCAGTGACGTATCGAGCCAACAAATTGCGTGGGATTAGCTGTGGTCCAAACAAAGAAAAAGAAAAGGCCGTTAAAAAATGGAGGGCGATTCTTCTTGCCGGTTGATCTTTTTTTCACCAACAAAGACCGCCTAAAGCTTTTCCTCAAATCCAAAAGGTACTGGAAAACTCATGAGATCATCCGCTGGGGCGTGGACAACTATTCAAATAGGGCCAATAGGTACAAACAGGAACTTGTGCAAGAAGGTTTCCTAAGACACCTTCCACAGGAAGAAAAATACCGTTTGTTCGGAATGATTAAGGAGGATGTCTACGAGTCTTTGGAATATGTGGGGGTGGCGGCGTGAAAATAACTTATGAAGCATTAACCGTGGAAGATGAAAATCCTACTACAGCACATGAAGAGTTCCGAAAGCTACTAAAGGTTCTTTACCCGGAATATATAAAAAGGCCTGTTGATTAAATGAAAAGAAAAATCTCAATCAGCGCATCATTTCAGGGCGTCATAGCCACGGGGCCATTTGAAAACTCACGCCCTTCGTTCTCTGCGGCAGAGGAGTTTGAAATAGAGGCCGACGATAAGTCAATCGATGCTGTTGCGGCCTCAACCATCGAAGTCCGGCACGGTGAGTTACAAGCCCTCTGCTACAACGCCTTCAAGAATATGGAGCAGATGGCCGCTGCCGAGAAGATACAGAAAGAATTTAAGCATCTTCGTATTCTTGATTGCCCGAATTGCGGTAAGAAGCATCCTTCAATTACGACGATAAGAGACTTTGACCGAAAGGCCTTCTATTGCACCGATGAGGAGCTGGAGATCGCAATAGCTTTAGGGTGTATCCAAGACATCCGTTGCCGTGAGTTTGTAAAGACAGGCCAATGGCTTAAGGCCGAACAAATCCCGCTCTGCAAACCGCACCTTTTAACCCTAAAAGGCAAGACGGTTGGCCACAATGACTTTGACTTCCCGGCGTTCCTGGCCGAGTTCCCCATAACCGACATGCAAAACGGCGAGAGGATGTGGGACTGTGAGAACGAAATTACCTTTGAACCAGACCTTATCGCCACAACGAAAGGCTGGAATATCGGAACAAAGACAAAGCCTGTAATCCTCGAAGATTTGACCACCGTTTTTGACTACAAGCGGAACGTTGATAAGGACTCAGCCTTTATCCAAATGAGCGTTTGCGCTAAAAAACTTGGTTTAAAGCGCATGGTCGCAATCCCTGTGAACGGCGAGACTCAGCAAGGGTACTCAAAACCCATCATTTCAAACGATGTGAACGGCTATTTTGAGATAGCTTTGGAGAAAAGAAGGCAGTTTAGAAAAAGGTACGGCATTTAAAAGGAGGCATCATGCAGAGTGATTTTCCGAAGACCGAGAATAAGTACATCAGAACCGAAGTTTTCCAAGACCAGGAGGTTCCGCTTACCTTCATCGGTTGGGACAAGAAGGCCAACGAAGACAGGACGATCAAAGGCCAAACGAAAAGCTGGAAGGACAACTTGAAATATTGCCTCCGCTACTCATATCCAGAGTTCGCAATCGACCCAACGACAGGCGAGAAGAGGTTAGATAAGAACGACAAGCCGTTCAAGAACAAGTACTGGGACCCGAACCACCCGAAGGGCTACTCCATCGTCTATTTCTTCGAAGAGGGGCAGCTTGAATCCGGATCTCTACCTTTGTTCGAGGCGTTCTGCATGGTTCGTCCGTCTAAAGGTGACCAACTGGTGATCGGAAAGACAGGGAAGGACAAGGAAACCAAGTGGAAGGTCAAAAAGGTTTCCAAGGAACACAAGCAGGCTTCTTTGGGTGATTTGCCCGAGATACAGCTCGAGGACTTGGCTGGTCAGACGGACGAGATTCCTTTTTGAGCGAAAGGAAATACACGCTTCACGAAATGGTCGGGCTTATGAAGGTCATGTTTTACTGGCGGTTTTCAAAAAGCGAAAGAGAGTTCATAGACAGGATGTATGACGGCTTCTACGGATGGGGGAAGATGCTGACGAACGCCGAGGTTGGCGAAATCATCACCGATGGGGAGGTTGGCTTCATTCGTTTGTTGGCGGGGCGGGTTGGGTTGACAGCACAAAAGATTACCGAGAAACAGACCGGTGGAACTAAGAACGAGGCGTTGGGCTAGACCAAGAGGATTCTCAAGGTCTAGTGTTGAAACGGAACGTGGTAACTCAAAAAGGGGGTGAGTGAATGAGTGCGTGGACGGTTTACTGGCTTTTCAAGCTAGATGATATTCAGTGCGTCTTTCTTGTGGCGTCAATAATAATTGGCATAAGTTTTATTATTTCGTGCCTTAATTACGCGGCCAATTATGAATACCAACACTACCGAAAGAAAAACATGCGGATTGTTAGGCATATCGGGTACACGCTTTTAATCTGCGCAACAATTTGTACTTTTATTCCGTCCACAAAAACCATGGCCGCGATCATCGTTCTTCCGCGCATTGCCTCTGCTGAAAATCTGGACGTTGTTTCAAAAGACGCCGGAGATATTTACAACCTCGCAATGGCACGGCTGAAAGATGCGTTAGGAGAACCACAAACGAACAAAGCAAGCTAAAGCATCACTAGACCAAAAAACCGTTCTTTGAAGAAGTAAGTTTAGGTCGGCGAGCGTATAGGCGTTACAAGGCCCAAAGAGGGCGAGAAAGCACCACGCGAGAGCGGGGGACGCAATGGGTGAAATTCCCCACCGCCGACCCAATATTAATAAAGTTTCGTCGGCGTGGGGTAGCACCCTGACAGTAAAGCAGAATTGGGTAGCCGGATAGTCCCAATCAAACGCTTCGGGCGGTGAGAAGCCGTCGTTGTTGCAGAGATAGCCAAACTGCCGCCGACACAAATAATGGCTGTCCTGTGGATGGCGTACCACATCAGCGTAATTCTACTGCGGAATGACCTAGGCGGTCCTGACGAGTAGCGGCAGGTGGGCGCGGATGCCTAAAATCCTGCACAGCCAGTAAGTTGAGCGATTAGTCGCTCTTTATTAGAGATTTATGGAACACGACGACATATTTTTCAAATTAAAACTGAATAGCATTAAAACTCGTTGCGAATATCCAAAAGCAATAAATTACAAATATTATGGCGGCAAAGGAATTAAATGTCTTTTGAGTCTCGATGACATTAAGTTCTTATGGAAAAGAGACAATGCAGACACGCTAAAAAAGCCATCCATAGATCGAATTGATAGCAACGGAAATTATGAACTCTCAAATTGTAGGTTTGTTGAATTACGTCAGAATGTTCTTTTCCGTGGAGTAACCAAGCGCCTTAAACCACTACTAACAACCGAACAAAAAAATCAGAACAGAATAAATTATGTACGTTCACGATTAGAGAACAAAAGAAAAACAAACACCTGCTATCACTGTCCACAACCATGTTTTAAAGATCATTGCCTTTGCGAAAAACACATGATTGGGGTGCGAACTTATTATCGAGAAAGCTATAGACGCAAAAAAGCTCAAAGAGTTTTTTTACAAGAAACTAAATAATTTCATTAAGTATTTTTAACGAAATCTACGGAGTAATTGGTGGCGTATCTCAATCTTGACCTTGATTTTTTTGAACATCCAAAGACAAGGAGACTGGTTGGACTGCTTGGGAAGGGCGTTGAAGTATTGCCTATCAAACTGTGGTGCTACTGCGGTAAGTACCACGTTGAAAGCGGCAAACTTACCGACCATTCCGCACAGGAGATCGAGTCTATTCTTGGATGGTGGGGAAAAAGCGGGGAGCTGGTACAGGCAATGGTAAAAGTCGGGTTCCTAATTTTTGACGGTGAGTATTGCGTCAAAGATTGGGAAGAACATTCAGGGCATCTTAAATTCTTCAAAGAAAGGGCAAAGACGGCAGCGAAGAAAAGATGGGGAATAAGCAATGCTTCAAGCAATGCTTGTGACGAAGCGAAGCAATCCCCCATACCAACCAACCAAACCATACCTACCGAACCAACTAAAAAAGATAAACTCGCCTGGTTTGAAGAAATCTGGACGAAATACCCGAACAAAGACGGCAAGAAGGCATCAGAAAGGTACTTTCTAGCCTCGGTGTTGAACGAAAACGACTGGAAGGATATACAGACGGCTTTAAAAAATTATCTCGCGTCTGAGCGCGTTAAAAAGGGCTTTATTAAAAACGCCTCAACGTGGTTCAACAACTGGCGGGACTGGGTTTCGCCGCATTCCGTGGTTACGCAGATCACAAAACCAATATTCACCAAAAAGTGTTATCTCGAAACCTGTGGCAAGGAAATACCCGAAAACGAGTTCGCAAAGCATATGCTTCAACACCAAAACGAAAGCGTTGCTAAATGACCGTGTTAGCCGAGACCAAGAAATGCTTCATCTGTCTACACCCAGGAACTTATGATTTGGACTCCTGCAAACTCCTAATAGAATTCCCTCTCTGCAAAGACCACGAGACACATTGCAGATCAGTGATAGAGGGTGCTCCCAAAACCTATGTCATAAGAGAGTTTGTACCGAAAGAGGTGAAGGTCAAGAGGGAATGGTACGAACCACGCGAACCTGGCGAGGAAGGCTAGATGATAATTTTAAGAAAGTGCTATGTCTGTAAAAAACGTAAAAACATAAAATATTTTTACAACAATAAGACTCAGCCATTGGGAAAGTCCTATGAATGTAGGGATTGCGCAAATAGTGGTCGTTTTGGTGGAAATAGAGAGGCGGCATTAAAGCGTGATGGTTATAAATGCGTCAAATGCGGAATCACTCGGGAGGAACACAAGAAAAAATTTAATAAGGACATAACGATAGATCATATTGACGGTCGTGGAGTTGGAAAAAAGGCAAAAGATAAAAATAATTCTTTGGATAACTTACAGACATTGTGCTCTAGATGCCACGGAATGAAAGATACACAAACCAGAATATTGACCTTCACGGATGCGTCGGAAATTAGGGAAATAGATAATTTTGGTTTCAGCCCAAAGGCTATAGCAGAGGCCTACGGCACTACCAAAGATAATATTTATAAAATCCGCGCCTTTAAAACATTCAAGACCGAGAACCTAATAACGGGGAGTTGATGGATTGATGTCTAGGAAGCAGCGGTGTTCATAAAAAATGAGGGTCCTTTCGCTTTTCTCAGGCGGTGGTTTGGGGGACTACGGACTGGAGCTGGCTGGAATGGAAATCGTCGGACAGGTGGAGATAGATGACTACTGCCAAAAAATCCTCGCGCTCCGATGGCCGCACACCTTCAAGCTCGGTGACATCAAACAAGCGAATTTCACGAGAACGCACGAAGGAAATATCAACGTCTATGACGGACAGAAATACGTTCTCACCACCGAGCAAATCGACCTTATTTCCGGAGGTTTCCCTTGCCAAGACATCTCAACCGCTGGCCGTGGTGCCGGAATCACAGGCGAACGTTCAGGGCTCTGGAAAGAAATGCTCCGAATCATTCGCGAAGTACGACCGCGCTACGTCCTTGTGGAAAGCGTCACAGCATTGCTTGGAAGGGGGCTTGGAGTCGTTCTCGGAGACTTGGCCGAGAGCGGGTTCGATACGGAATGGGATTGCTTACCGGCTTGCGCCTTCGGTGGACCTCACATCCGCGACAGAGTTTTCGTTGTTGCCTACCCCCGGAGCCAGCGAAGGGAAGCGGATGAAAACTTTGTCTTTAACGTCGTTGATCCGTCGTGGTCTAAAGCACGAATGGGGCAACCTTTCGGAGTGGTTAGCACAGAGGCATGGCTTAAAGCCTACTCCGACTATGCTCGAAATGATGATGGGTGTACCGCTGTCTTGGAGCGTGGAAACTTGCTCGGCAACGGCCAAGATGTTCGCGTTGTCCAATGGATCGGAGAAAGAATAATGGAATTTCACAATGCCCAAAGCCATCGCTAGACAAAAAAGAATCAAAAAACAGTCCAAAGAGCCCGTAGCCAAGCTGAAAAACCAGTGCGACACGCTCGTTAAGACCATTATCAAGATCAGGGACGGCAATATCTGTCAGAAGTGCTTGAAGCTCGTAGAGGGAAAAAACTGCCAGGGCTCCCACGTTATCCCCGTATCGGCTGGAAACAAGCTGCGCTGGGAAGAAGCGAACATAAAGACCCTTTGCTTTCATTGTCACATGGGATGGTGGCACAAAAACCCGATGGAGGCGGCGGAGTGGTTCAAGACGAAGTTCCCAGGCCGCTGGCTTTACCTTCAAGAAAACCGAGGGATTCAAAAGATGTATTACGAGGATTTTTTGGAACTAAGAGAGCGGTTGCAAGAAAGACTGGCTGAAGTAACCAAGATACACGCGGCTTCCTAGACATGAACAAACTGATGCTGCAGGACATGGGGGAGAGATGAACGAACAATCAAAACCAAGCATTACGATAACTTCTACTAACGGTTGGGATTCAAAAATGCTGTCTCAGTTGTTGCAGAATTTGCCAGATGGAACAATTGTAACGACCAACGGATTATTCAAACAGACCATCAGGTTTAATCTACCAGAAAATAAAATAGTCGAAGTGAATATTAAGGACAAATAATGAATCCACTAGATCAAAGAAAGGCGGTAGCTAAACATGGGTCGTGAGATCAAGTTCAGGGCGTGGGTGAAGCATACGACGGATAACCGTTGGAATTGGGCCTACAAGAAAACCGAAGAAAAGATAGACGAATCTCCAGACATTTTTGAAGCTTGCGCACACGAACAAGTGTGGCGTTCTGAGTTTCTTGAACAATGGGATAAAGACAACCCAAATACTGACCCGCTGACGATTAAGCATCTTATGGTCTACGGCGAGGAGGTTGGCACCTATCTAAGTGGCAAGAAAATAATTTCTCATGGCTACGAACTTTTAGAACTCATGCAATTCACCGGCCTCCACGACAAGAACGGCAAGCCCATCTATGAGGGGGATATTCTTAAAGTCTCAAAGGAATATGGCGTCGAAACAGAGGTAAAAAACGGGCCTCCTTACGACACGAGAATTACGCATTCCGAATTAGGTGTTATGAAATGGATCGACAAAGAGGCCAAGTTTTCCATCGAACTCAAAGATTCATATTTTGAAGAAGAGTACGGACACTCTATCGAAGTCATCGGCGATATTTACTCGAACCCCGAATTATTGCAAATGCCCAAAGAGGACACTAGACCAAAAGCCCCCAATAAAAGGAGTGAGAAGTGAGCGAGCCAAAAATCACAATGGAACTCATGTGCTGCGAGTCAACGCTTTTAGATGAAATAGCCATGCCTGAAATGAAACGAAAGAACATCGCTCAAACCTATGCGCTGGCTTTAAAATCCTCCGAAAGAGACTCTATTAACTGGCCCAAAGTAAACAAAGCCATAATGAATAGATGGAGTTTTTCTGGTCTGAAATACATCAAAGAACAGGCGATGTCTGGGAAGTGTTTCAAATGACCCCCAACCAAAGCACCGACCCCATGAACTATGAAGAAGAGGCGCGTAAGCTTTATGACGATCTTGTCACTATCGGCCAACTCGTGTCCGTCTACGATAAAACCACCGATAAGCCAATAAAGATAATGAAACAGCAGCTCCAAGCAATAGCTTCCTTCGGCAAAAAATGCGCCGAGGCCCAGAAAGATAAGGATGCCGAAGAGGTCAAGAAGATGATGCATAAAGTTTACGACATGGGCGATGTGAAAGTTGGGACCAAATGGTGCGTCAATATGCTGAGTTCACTCGCCAAGAAAATCCGTTCCCAAAACACCCACGATAAAAGGAGTGAGTAGATGAGCGAGTGCGATAAAGACGGTTGCAAGCCTGGGATGTGGATGCGTGTTGATCTGAACCTCCAGGAAAGGCGTTGTACCGTATGCAACAAAATTATTGTTACGTCCAATATTCCACGACCACAGGAGAGGCCAACGTACAGCATCGGCCAAGATAACTAATGAGCCCACTAGACAAAAAGAAACCCAAAAAGCACCACCATAGGTATGACAGAGAAAAAGTTATTCCTATGTGGCCTTGGTTAACAGGCATTAGGAACAAAATCGAATATTACTGCCGATGCAAAAAGAGGAAACCATGAAAGAGTATCCCATCCTAATGAGCGCCCCTATGGTCAGGGCCATCTTAGAAGGCCGAAAAACCATGACCCGCCGGACAGATCACAAATGGTTGAAGGTCAAGAAGGGGGACAGGTTGTGGGCGAAGGAGACTTTCAGGATAAAAGACTTTTGGCCTGGAGAAGAATCGAATACCGAGAGCGGCTATGAATGCATTTCGGAGGCTATGGCAACCGTGGTCTATGAGGATGGCCAGGAAAAAAGAATCGAAGGGCTTGTAGAAAACGAAGGCGAGCACGGCGAAATTGACGAGATTACCCAAGCAGAGTACTTCTCAACAAAGAAAGGCAATTGCCAAGCAATCCACATGCCAAAATGGGCCTCTCGTATCCTCCTCGAAGCCACAAAGGACGCTTACCTTGAGAGGTTGCAGGAAATCAGCGAGGAAGATGCGATGTCGGAAGGCATTACGCGAGAAATAATCTGCAATTACGATATTTATACCACAGCAGATTTTCCACGCATTCGCGTAAACAGATTCAAAGACATTTGGGATACCCTCCACAAACCAAACAGCCCTAAAGGATGGAACGCCAACCCTGAGATAGTCGTTATACCGTTTAAGGTGGTGAAGGGTGTCTAGGCAAACAAGAGAATCAAAACGCGAGAAGACATACCGAGAGGCACTGGAAATCTACGCCGACGAAAAGAACTGGGGAAACGGCGGCTGGGAAGGACATCCAAACGATTATTTCCAATTATCCGCAATGTCAAAACATAAGGTAGACAGGGCATGGAAGATAGCCAGGAGAGCGCTGCGTAAAAAGGTGTTAGCCGAGACAAAGAGAGGTAACAAATGAGGCGCTTTAGTGAAGAATGGCGTAAAAGGATGCTTTCTCTTGGGCACTGCACAAGGTGTGGAAGGAAGAAAGAGGGTTTGTGTCAGAAGTGCTTTGACTCTGACTTTAAAAGAACAAAAGAAAGCTACCTAAGAACCGGGATTTGGAAGATAGCGTAATCATGTCAAGAAAAGGTAAAAGACCAAAAAGGCTCCTCGATAGATGCGGTGTTTGTGAATCAAAAATAAAGTTTATTGATAGGGTGCCACACAATATGAGCGGGACGCTGCATAAATGTTTGTCGGGGTATAAGTTAAACATAGCTAGGGAGAGGTTTTGATGTCTAGCCCAACGCAGGCATTTTCCGTTCAAAGGGACAGAATTGCGATCATAAAAAGGGCCCATCTTCTTGGTTCGGAGAAAAGAAAATACGTTCTTAAAAATCCCAGGCCAAAGATGTCTCCAGAGGAGAGGCTGGAAAGACGCCGCGAGTGCCAAAGAGAGCGCGTTAAGAGATGGGCCGAATCGCTTGTCTGCATAAAATGTGGACGAAATCCAGTAATCGTGCAACACACACATGAGGGCAATGTATTGTTCTCAAAAAGAACGGCATTCTGCCCAAAACACACGAAGGGAAAGCATTTAAATGCGATACCTATTCCCACTAAATCCATATAACCAGCAACGCCAATTCGAAAAGCCTGTTTGGGTGTATCCAGCCCATCTTGCTATGTATGCGACTTATCTAAAAAACAATGGGAATGAAGTTTTTTGGGGACCGGAGAAATGGGAGGTGGGTGTTATTGCTGCCGCGTCTGACAAAATCATAAAAAATGATTTCCAGATAGATGTTCCATTTGAAAAACTCCCATACCCAGACCGCACATTCACCGACGCCAAGAACAAACGCTGGCAATCCTACGGAAACTATAAGTTTCATCCAGCAACACACATGATGGTCTCGAACCTTTGCTGGTGGGGGAAATGTACGTTTTGCATTGATACCGCAAAACTAGAGGCGGGGGAGAAGCGCGGACTTAGATCAGTAGACCATGTAATCGAGGAAATAGACGATCTTATCCGTTTAGGATTCCGTGAGGTTTTTGACGATTCTGGCACTTTTCCTATCGGTCCATGGCTCGAAGAGTTTTGTCTTAAGATGATTCGCTCAGGCCGGAATAAAAAGATAATGCTCGGCTGCAACATGAAGCCAATTTCTGAAAAAGTAGTTCCGTTCAAGCTAATGAAACAAGCTGGGTTCCGATTCATACTCGTTGGGATTGAATCGGCAAATCAAAAAACAATAGACATTATCAGAAAGGGCCAAGACTCGGAAAAAGTAGTAGAGAACATGAAGGCCATGAATGATGCTGGGCTTGAAGTCCACCTGACCTCCATGTTTGGGTATGAATGGGAAACGCACGAAGACTCGATGAGGACCGTAAGGCTAGTACATCATCTCCTTAAGAAAGGCTATGTAAAAACAGCCCAAGCGTCAGTATTCAGCCCACCAAGAACGAAACCCGACCCAAACTCAAGGGGGCATAAGTACGTTCCGATGATATATGACGCTTACAGATCACCTGAATTTTGGTACAGGAAAGTAATGGATATAAAAAGATGGGAGGATTTCACTTATTTAATAAGAGGGGGGAGACTGGTGATAGAAGAAAAATTAAGGAAGCTATTCAAATGAGAACATTGTCCATAGATAAAAAAATTGAGAAGGCGCAAAAAAGGTACGCTGATTTAATGACAGAGCTTAGGCGGATAGAAAGAGCCATAAGGTTCTTATTTGAAGAAAAAAATAGAAAGCTTAGAAAATGAGGAGTTTAAATGAAATTTTGGATATTTTTGTTTCTTATTCTAATGCCAAGCGCTAGTTTTGCCGAAACAAAGGCAGCGGCTCTTTTACCTCAAAGAAACTCCATCGAGCTCGTACCATCGGAGAGCGCGATTGCTTATGACGATCTTTACCTTATCGTGTCATTTCCAAACCACCAAGAGTCAAGACACATAAAATTCCCAAGAGGATTTTCAATAGGCCAAGTAATCGAATACATATACGAAACCAAAAGGGGGAAAATATGCACAGATAGCCAAGGGATACTTTCGATAAATGGTTACGGTACGGACCTAAAAAAGGGAAAGTATTGGACCATCACGGTAAACGGCAATTTCCTTAACGTCAATTCAAACACGGTAATAATTGATGAGGATAAAATTGAAATCGAATACCATCAAAATAATCCCGCCGTCTGACATACCGAAAGAGAAGGAAGTAAGAAGTAAGTTTGCTAAACTTATTCTCAAGATGAAAGATAAGGAATCGATCATCGTAAAGTCTAAAATGGAGGCTATAAACTTCCAGAGTTCGGCAAAATACAGGGGCTTTTCTGCGGCCTATAGAAAGATGAAAGACGGTTATCGTGTTTGGATTCTAAAGAATAAAAAGCGGATAGAGGGGAACTGGGATCTTCCTATTGAACAGCTTTGCGCTTTGTCAGTAAAAAAATAAACCCACGGGCGAATAATGACGGAAAACGATCAGCAAGAAACTGGTGTATGGAGTCTGGTAATAGCGATAAAATTTTACCAACCCATTCCTGTTTGCTACCGCACGCAGTCGGCGATACGTAATAAATCTCTTTTTCAATGGCCGCCAGAGTCAGAAGCCATTGCCGTGTTTGTTTTAGAGACGGTAGGTGTAAGTGCTTTCCATTGGCAGAGAAACAACCAGAGTCAATGGTCCCAAGAAGAGCGCGAATCCTGTGGAAAAGAGTTGCTTCGTTGGGTAGCGAAACAACGATTCTACCATCTTCTCGAATCGACTGGAGAAGTGAGTGCAGAGTATCTTCTGGATCAATTAGATGTTCCAGAGTTTCTAAGCAAAGAGCGTGAGCGGCTTCTATCGGCTCAAACCCATGGTTTAAATCAACAACCCTAGTCTGTGGATGATAGGCTTTCTGATCTAAACCGATATATTTAACATCTCTTGGAAAGTATTTCTTAGCTTCCATAGTAAAGCAGCCAACGTCGAGTACGGTATCACCTTCTTTGAGATATGGGAGTAGTAGACGTGCCGCCTTCATTACCCGATCACGGGCGTAGCGGTCCTTCTGATACATGTTTTTCCAAACAGATTGTTCAGCCGTGAAGGCCGATTTTGAGATATCGAATAAACCGCTGCCGATAGTATCCGGCTGGTGTCCGGCGAAAAATGTTAGGCCAAATATCTTTATCACTGACGACCCGCCTTTCTTGTATTTTCTTTCTCTTCTCTAATATGTAAGAGGCCTTTCTTAAGGTATATCCTAGTCCTTTCAGAATGTTTAACCCCTGATTCGCTTTTCCAGTGATAATCATGGCAATGGCGGCATAAGTCCAGACCAGATATTGAATGATTAGCATTTTCCATAGATTTCTCCATTCAAGATTTTTGACGAGCATTGTTATGTAATTACGGCAGCCGTTGTACTGAACCCGTTTTGATGTATAGAACTTCTCCGCTGGTTTGAACTTCGTGTTGAATGCGTGATAGGCAACGGAATTAGGTTCCCAAAGGACATGAAAGCCCGAGAGCCACACCCTCCACGAAAGGTCTGATTCTTCACCCAGTATCTCAAAATCATCGTCAAAGCCGCCTATCTTCTCAAACACATCACGCCTTATCATGCATGAGGCTGATTTCCCTGAAAATATGAGCTCGGGCTCGTCATACTGCCCACGGTCTATCTCATTCTGTCCGGCCCTTGACCATATAAATCCAGTAGATGTTATGAATCCCCCAGCCTCGTCAAACCTATTTCTATGCTCCATGTTGTAGAGCTTCCCATAGACCATTCCGATCTTTTTATATTTATCAAACGCCTGTCTTAAAAAATAAAGACAGTCTTGTGTCACCTCAACGTCATCATCGAAGAAGGCGAGGTATTTTCCTTTTGCCAAACGTGAACCAATGTTCCTTTTTTCCGCTGGCATGGCGGTTGAATGAAACGTCACGCATCCTTTTATGCCGTTTGTTGCGAGCTTTTCATCAGACGTTATGACGATTATTTCGTAATCTGTAAATGTTGATGCTTTGACGGACTCCACGAATTTGTAAATGAAGTCGCCAAGATGATGGCAAACGATTATGGAAACTTCAGGCTTTGATTTTGAACTTTGCATAGAACATATCCCTTAGCATGTCTGCGTCGTAATCCATGTTGTAGGCTTGGATCATTATTTCGAGGCCGGTCCCGGAAATAAATGCGTAGGCTTGTTTCGAGGCTTCGAGATATTGCTTGTGTCTTTTTGGCAAGCTACCGCCTGTATGTGTGAACATATACGACGCCTCTACGAATGTGTTTGTTATGAGAGACAGGGCGAGTGTGTCGTAGAAGTAATAGCCTCTTGCGTTGGCTTCTACGTACTTGGCGTTAGATTCTTGGGTTTTCGTAGAGGTGCTTGCCGACACAAGGCCAAGCAATTCTCTTGCGCGTGAAAGCATACTTCACTCCGTATCTGTCTAGTGCTAATGAATCCTCATTACTTCTGAACCAATCATGCTCTCCTGAGCCGTTGGGGTTCCGGTCATTTCGCCACTTCGCCATGAGTTTTAACTGCATTCCACCTGAGTAACCCAACGTTTTAATTTTATTAACATGACCAGTGAACAATGGGTAAGGAAGTCCAGACACCCTGAATGCCATTTTTTCGCATTTTTTCTCGTTTTTTCGGCTTCCTATATATCTAGTCAAGGCTGTGTTGAAGGCGTGACTTGGGCGGTTCCAAAGCTCTGAATAAGGCCTATTTGTTAATAGAGCAAAGTTGTACCAAAGAAGGTCAAATAACTGAATCGCACAAAGAATCAATAGAACTTCTGGCGAAAGGTTCAAATTATTCAGTCCGTTCACCGCGCACCAGATCAAAGCAAACTGAAAGGTATACGACCAGCGGGCCGGTATGCGTGGGAGGTGTGGTGATAGGAAACCTAGCATTAGAATTGCCGCCGCCATGACAAGGACTAGCGCCTTGCTAGTCGTATACCAAATTGTTAAAAGTGGGATTATGCCGATGTAATAGGACATTTCCCAAAAACCGACTCCGTTCACGTTCCAACGAGTTGCTTTTGGAAAAAAAAGATGGATGAAATGCCACCACGGAACTTTTCCGATGTCATCGTGTTTATTCGCTCGGATTGTTTTGGGGAGATATCGAAGAAATGGAATTAGCTGAATCGCTCCGATCAAAGTCCCAAAGAGCGTCCACAACAATCCTGTTCCAGCGACGAAAGAGTAGGACAGCGCTATCAGAGTAATCTGAATCCCTACCGGATAATACCCAGCGAGTATAATCATTCCAAAGCTTATTCCACTTAACCATAAATTACCTTTCGCTATTCCAAGTAAAAGCCACGGGAACCACGCTATTGTGTATTGGAAGCATGGCTGTTGTTTCCAGTTATAGCCTGCGAGTGTGAATGTGATTGCCCCAAATGGCCCGATAAGTTGGCACCAGCCAATAAACCCAAAGATAACATGAGAAAAAATGTTCCAGAGAAAGGCGCTGAAAGCGCAATTGATTCTAACCATTGAGGAAAATAAGGCTGATACAGCATGAGGAGGATAAAAAGTAGAAATAACAGGGTGGCTGTAAGCATTAATCCAATAATAAGGGTCATACTTCGGTATTCTCCATTTAGACCACTCTCTTCCTTGCCATAGCCAAGTAGGGAAGAAGGTTGATAAGAGCTCCGAGCGAGATAAAAACTTAAACATCCTTTTTAATCAGATCGAAATGTTCCAATATTTGTCTCACAGCGATACCGCGCTCATCGCACACATGGCATGAATTGTCCTTTTCACATTCAGACCATCCGATAATCCTATAAATATCGTTTTTATCTACCGGCTTGATTTCCAGCATCCTCTATTTCCTTGATAGTTCTTTTACATCCGATACAGACGTCGTTTTCGTCGAGTAGACAGATTCCAATGCATGGGCTTACCATATGGATGGATACGCCTGCCAGCTCGTACAGTTCTTGCAGGCTCCTTTGTAGATTTTATTCATGTGGTCTTGCCTAATCGAGTTCAGGCGGTCAGACTTCCATACGTCTTGCAGGCTCATGTCGTGGTAGTTCCCAAGAACTTCGTATCCCAATTGGGGTACATTGCAACAAAAGGTGATCTCACCATTCCAGCGAATAGCCGGTGCGAGCCACAGGTGATAACAGGGGTATCTTTCGGGTGGTTCGATCTTATGCCACTTGGAAACATCAATATTCCCTCCGTAGTTATGAAGATGCTTTATTTCGACCCGTGGGAATTTCGACCATTTTTCAAACTCTTCTTTCGGGGTTTCTTCGATGAGAAGTCGGATGAGTCCGATTTTCCTGAGTACCCGTATAGTTCCATCGTTAAAGTTGTTTCGCCTGTAAGACCAGATGATTCTGTCAACTGATAGTTCCAGTAGCTCATTGGCGAATTTGTTAAGTAGCGTTCCATTCGTCGTAAGAAGGACCGTATGCTTTTTGTTCTTTTTCTTAATGTACCCGATAGCCTCAAGGATGTTGGGATAGAGGAGGGGTTCTCCAAAGAGGTGCAGACTAAAGCTCCTGGGGCCATGTTCGCTCGCTTCATCGATGATCGACTTAAAGAGCTGAAAGTCCATGTGGTCATTTCTTTTCTCCCTTGGGCAGTATTCGCATGACAAGTTGCAGTGAGCGGTTGTTTCGACAAAAATGTGCCGTGGGAAGTCATAGTCAATGTATCGCTGGGCGGCGAATTTATAGATCGGTGACGGGAGTTTTCGTGCGACATCCGTAAACCTAGTTAACACTCACAGCCGCTTCCGGTTTTGCGCTTGATGCCACGCCAGTTTTTGTTCTCAACTGCCAACTATCTTTCAATTTTTGTTCCGGAATCATTGTCATTTTCAGAAGTGACAAACCGGCCGCTGCATAGCGTTTGAATTGCCCCCAATTCCTAACTTCTTTAACTCGTTCCCAAATAAAAGTAGGCTGGAGGTAGAACTGGCCATAAAACCACCTGAGATTCTTTTCAAGTTCTTCACGGGTATAAATTCCACCAGGCTGTGACCAAAGGGGGGGTCTAAAGTCATCATGGATTCTTCTTGCGTAGTCACGCCACGGATCGCCCTGAATGACGCCCTCCTGCGTTGCCCTTAAATATATCTGTGTCGCTGGGAATGGGGATAGGATCGTCATCTGCATGAAGTCGGGTTTTATCCTACGCGACAATGCGAGCGTTTCTTTCACATCCTCCAATGTTTCCGTCGGATTCCCCATCATGAAATAGGCAAGAGTCTTTATCCCATGTTTCTTGCAGAGGTCGAAGGCTTTCTCCACCTGAAGATTCGTAGTACCTTTTTGCAGTTCTTTGACTACCCTTGGATTTGCGGTCTCTACACCGAAATGGATTCTTTCGCATCCCGCCTCCTTCATGTTCTTTAAAAGATCATCATTAACTACGTTGACGCGGGTTCGGACATCCCACTTGATCTTAATATTCCGTCTTTTAATCTCGGCGCATATCTCCATCACCCGTTTCATTGAGACCGAGAACGTGTCATCATAGAAGAAGATTTCTTTGATGCCGTTTTTTTGGCACCACTCCATTTCATCTGCGACTCGATTAGCAGACATAGCTCTAAAGCCCTTTCCAAGCGCTGGTCTATCGCAGTAAGCGCATGAGAAGGGGCATCCCCTCGAAGAAAAGGCCGTAGTTGTTGGTGTGTCAGCCGATAGGACTGAATAATATTTTTCCATATTAGTAAGTTCTCTGGCTGGGAAAGGAAGTTCGTTAAGGTCTTCGATGAACGAGATTTGCCTGTAGATTCTGTCATGTGCTTTTCCTAATGCTATATCTTGGGCTAGTCTATCCAGTGTTTTCTCACCCTCACCGACAACCACATAATCGGCGTTCAGGCCATCTTTCTCGAAACACTCTTCGGGATAAATGGCTGTATGCGGGCCGCCGATGACGATTATCGTATCCAGTCTCTTACGAATTTCTTGAACGGTGAGCTTTACATCAACTAGCGTAAAGGTCATTGCCGTAAGTCCGACAATATCTGGTTTTATTTCTTTTACTTTATCAGCTACCTCTGCGTGTGTGAGGTCATCGGCTTGCGCGTCGATGACGGACATTTCATATCTCCCTGTGTTTTTGAGATATGACGCCATGTAGAGTATTCCAAGAGGCGGATAGACGCCTTGCTGATCCTTGATAATTACCGGGTCATTTCCAACAAGTTCATAGGTATTTGGAACGTTAATTAGGCAGATTTTCAACTAGTGCCTCCAAAGATTTTTAATAAAAGTAGTGACAATCCTCTCAAGCCTTAGAGAGAAGGTCACATAAAGTTTTATAAGCCATGCGAGGACGAGAGTACCAAGCACGGCAAAAAAGATTAGGCGCATCCTGATGTGCATCAACGATATCGAAGGGATGTAGATAAATGATTTCTCTCAATTTATCCAAACCCCACATATACCGTAGAAGTCCTGTATGATTCTTTCTGTTTGCGTAAACATCCCCGTTGTCAAAAGAGAATTTCGGAGCCCTAAACCTGGGGTACTTGTTTCCGGTTAGAGATTCAATCATGGCTTTAGAAATTTCGTAATCCTGTTGTGCGCGTGTGGGTTGGCCATATACAACGTGGAAATGACCGTGACTTCCGATTTCGTGCCCTTCTTTTTTGATAGCCTCGATATCCTTTCTGTGATCGCGGAGGAGTTCCGTAGACACAAAAAAAAGACCTTTGACGCCAAAATCATTAAATAAACTGAGAATTTTAGGCAGGCCGTATTTAAGGCCGAGAGTGCCTTGAGTGCGACCACCCCAGTCTTTTTCAACATCTACCGTCCAGCGAACCATGCTCTTAGTTTCCTAGTCCTGCATCCAATACCGCAGTAAAGAATAAACCATAGGGTTATGAAGCCATCTTTTATGACGTTCACATGGCTTTTACCCGAAAACCTCGGCTTAACGTCGATAGGGAAATACACCACCTTATGGCCGTCAGCGACCATAGAAATAGATAGAGAAGTAGTAAAACTAAAAGTATCGCAAAGAATAGGAAAATAATTACAAGCAAGTTTCGCATCGAATATCCTCATTCCGCTGTTAAGGTCTACTAGATAGTGGCCGACGATCACGGAAGCGATGAAATTTAGGAACTTACGGCCTATTTTTCTGTACCACTTCTCGTACTTAAGCCAGCGCTGGCCAACGACCATCTCCGAATTGGCAAGTTTGAATACTTTGTAAAGCTTTTGTGCGTCCGAAACGGTGTGCTGGCCATCGCCATCCATCGTAAGGACTATTGGGGTCTTCGCGCTTCTTATTCCCGTTTTTAAGGCGTACCCATATCCCATTGGGGCTGGGTAAGTGACAACGTTTACATCATCAGGCCAAAGCATGGTGTTGCCATCGTCAACAATCACGACATGGCACCCCATGTTTGTCAGCTCTGTGTAAGTTTGGGTTACATTCTCAACGTTCTCGTTGCGGCATGGGATAACTACGGTTAGATCGTCCATCATTTAGGGTATCCCTTGAATGATAAATAAAGGCCAAACCACTCATACTGTTCAACGATGAAAAAGTGCTTGTGGACAGCTTCGAGAATTTCTTTGTGGCTTTTTCTTTTTTGCTTATCTCCGATCAGTTTGAAGTAAAGTCTCGTGGCCCACGTATCCATCACAGAAGCGCCAACCAACATCCCATAGGGTTGGCAGATTTGGCGTATACGGTTTAAAACTGGGTTCAGATTGCAAAACTCAAGAACTGACGAGCAAACAACAACATCGAATTTCCACCTAACATTAATCTCGGAAACCTTATCCACGCATTTCACATTCAATGCTCTTTTTGAAAGCTCCGGTTTGAATATCTCAGCCTCACCGGAGCCGAAGTCCAGAATGTTCCGATAGATTCGTTTTCTGTCGAGAAGGTTCAATATCATTCTCAACTTTTTCTGGTAAAAGAATGAGAAGGGGAAAGCGTAGTATTTCTTGACGGCGAAGTTTCCCTTCCCATCCAAGTGCTTTATCCCTTGTAGTGGAGGCAGGCTAAGGCGGTTGCGCATATCATTCCGGTTACAAATAAAGCCAAGATAGTTCTGTTTATTATGTCGATCACGTAAAGACGAAAGGCGTAGTTCACAACATCACCGAGCTTTATTCCATGCTCGTCAAGAACGGCAATGAGTTCCCTTGAGTCATCAATGAGGGGCTTGAGCGTATATTCGATGAAGGCCCCAATGGGCTTTGGGTCAATCGAGAATCGCATAGTGCAAATCACATTCCCTTACGTCGCAGAGGGTTTTCCCATTCAGTTTGTACCTTTGAACCCCAAGCCTTGCGTAACCAACCCTTTCTCCAGGCTTCATTCCAAGCTTTGTTTTTGGTCCCACGGAAACGATGGTTCCGGTGCATGGGTACTTCTCGGCAAACGAGCTGTATGCGTCCGGAATTATGAGGGTCTTTGATTTCAGTGCATCAACAACATCTGCTGTAAGGCCCGAATCATTTTCCATGATCGTTTCTATCGGGTCTTCCTCAATGATATAGATGTCGTTGAGTGCAACGACATGCTCACTCAAAGCCTTCAAACCAGGTTTCCTCGATTCTTCCATCGTTGATTCTGAAGATCCCGCCGCACCAGTGGCAGGTGTATCTGTCGGACTCTGAGACCGATTCCATTTCTTTTCCGTCTTTTGGACAGTGGACGCCGGTTTTCGTTTTGTCGTTTTCTTCACTTTTGCTATACCCATCCAAGGCTCTTCACCTTAAAGTACGTCCAAACAAACGCTCGATAAAGTATGGTTCGAATAGATTTACGTCCAAACCATCGTGTTTGATACACGTAGAAATTGTCCCAGCGATGCGCCGTTTTGAGCCTTGCCGTATAAATACCCGCGACCGACGGCCTGTGGTAAAGTTTGCAAAGCTGAGAGAAAACGAGCCTGCCTTTTTGTCGAAGTCTAAGCGAAAGGTCAACCTCACACCACTCTGAAGTCTTAACGTAAACGTCCGAGAACCCACCGACATCTAGCGCTTCTTTCCTTTTGACTGAAAAGTTGCAACATTCGAGGTAGTCCACCGGCCCCTCGTACACGCAAGATTCGAAATTGCTTTCCATAGAGGGAGCACCACATTTTGATAGATGTCCTGGTCTACGTGGCACTCCGAATACTTTGTCTTGGAGCCATCGAACGGGCGTATACTTAAACGTATCACGATGTTTTCGAAGCTGTCTGGAAATGACCGTCGGCCCGGTAACACCTACAACGTCCTCCCTGAAACTTTTAACGACACCTTCCATCCAAGTTGGCGGGCAATAAACGTCATCGTCAATAAGTGAAACAACGCCTCCTCTTGCGCTCTCGATACCGGCTTGGCGGCATTTCGACAAATCGCCTTTTTCCGTGATGAGAACGACCTCAAAATCTTTAAAAGTCTGTCTTGTGAGAGAGAAGAGGGCATTTTTTAAGCTGTCCGGGCGTCCATACGTGCAAATAACCACCGATAGGTATTTCTTAGGACGATATGGGCTGTCAATACTGAATACATGAAAACGGTTATTAGGCAAATTGCAGGGTGCCAAAACCAGGCTTTGTCCTGGATTTTTAGCCATCCACGAATCGACAACATCAATGTTGGAATAATGCTTATAGACGCAACGACGAACCATGCGAGTCTCCGGATGTCTTGGGGTTTACTGAAATCCACCAGATGCCAGCGGCGGTTTTTATTAAATGCGTGTTGAAGGCCGTAACGGAAGCGCCTTGCGAAGAAATTAAATATGTTGCCGCCAGTTTTATGCCACAAGAATGACGAGTTGATTGCCGTTATCTTAGAATTTATTTCATTGGCGTTGTCGATATGGTAGTAGTTATCGAGGTCGGTTTTTTGTATCAGCTCTTTTTTGACGAAAAACCCGTTGTCGCCAACCGTTTTTCCTTTTGGGTCGAACTCGGAGTATTTTTCATTTAAAAGCATTACAAGAGGCCCCCTGTCGCATTTTTTCATGTAAAACGCCAGCGGGTCGTTGCAACCCATTAGAGAGAAATACCTGTTGAGTGAATTGTCGTTTTTTGAGTAGTGGTAGTATCTTGTATATGCAGCTCCGTCAACAGCGGCCTGCCACCACAACTGATGTAAAGCATTTTCTGAGGTAAGTTCATTATCGCTTGCCAGGAAACCGATCACGTCGCCCTTCGCCTTCCTTATGCCAATCGCTTTTGCTGATTCGCTCGTCCCCTCTGAAATAACTAATACTTCCATCTGATTCGTAGGAAATTCTTGTTTTTTTATGCTTTCTAACAGTTCTTTTAGATTCGGATCGTTTTCGTCTTTGCATGGAATTACAATTGATAACTTACAGTCCATACTCTTTTTTAAACCACTCAATGGTGCGTCGAATACCCTCTTCTCGCCCATAGAACTTGCGGCATGGGGTGGGGGCCTTGGACCAAAGGATGTCGATTTCCTTCTTCGGAAGATACTCGATGTCCATGGGCATCTCGCCGTATATCATCTCGATGTAGTGGTTGAGCATGATCGGTTCACCGTGTCCAAGGTGGGTGACGCCGCGAAGCTCCGAATCCATTAAAATCTTTAGGTTTTCAACAACATCTCCCACATATGTAAAATCCCTAAACTGCGTCCCATCGCCATTTATCTGAAGAGGCTTTTTTGTAAGCATGTGGTGAATAAGCTTGGGGGTTACAGCGCCGCCCTCCAGCCTCTGGTGTTCGCCAAAAACGTTGTACAGCTTCACGGCTAGGTAGTTCTTATGAAGGGGGGCGATTATTTCTTTAAACGCCTTGGATGCGCCGTAAACAGACTTTATCTCATTTGCGGAGCTTGATGCGGCGACAAGAATCCTAGCGTTAGGATATTTCTTTATTAGGTTAAGCGTTCCGTAGCAGTTTGTTCGAATACACTCTTCCATCTCGATTTCGCATGTAGGTATATGATGCTTGGCCGCCAGGTGGAATATTTGGTCATATTCCTTATCAGGGAGTTTTCCGCATATCTCATCGCCATTTTTGTGGTCGAAAATATCGGCATCTGGATATAGTTTTCTAAGATTGGTGCCTATAAACCCCGCACCGCCGGTTATAAGGACTTTTGCCATATGTCTGGATCTTCTTCTGTGTATGGTTTTGTGAGAAAGGAGATTAACTCAACCTCCCCGATGCACTCCAATTTGTGGTTTTCTTGAGGATAGACCACGAAGCAATCGCCTTTTGTTAACACGGCCTTCTCGTTGTACAGGATGTTTCCCTTCACAACGTAAAAGTATTCCGTAGTTTCCTTGTGGTAGTGGTTTCCAAGGACGGAACCGCCATCGGCGTGGTAATGATTAACTTGTTTAATATTGTCAGTGAATAATTGCGTCAGGGTTCTTCGGTTATCTTCGTGAACGTATTCGGGGTCTAGGAGCTTCACGTAATGTTGTTTTGTTTTAAGAAGTTTTCAAGCCTTTGGAGTTGGGCATTATTATTGTCTATGGAAAGTTGAATTGGTCGGACATCATCTTTTAAATCAAGTTTTGACAATCTTTCAGATAATTCTTCCCCTAGCTTTATAAGACGCTCTTTTTCCTGCTTCAACATTTCGGCTGGATTGCGAAGTATGTTTAAAAGACTCTCATGGTCTTTTTTCCACATATCCGGGAAGTGGCAGACCTTGCATGAGAGGGTTTTTTCCAAGTAGGGGAGAGCTTGCCGATAGGCGTTTATCCCACCTACGTAATCGCCGTTTCTGATCGCCATTTCAGCGTTTGCTCGATAATTGGAAAAAATGTTGTAGTACGGGACGTCATAATCTGGATTTACCCTGGTGGCTAATTGCCATGTGTCCATTGCAGATCCAATCCAACCCATTCGGAGCTGTGTAACACCCAGGTTCCCAAGCGCCACCTCAGACTTCGGAAACTCCCAATTATTGAACTGGTAGAACCTTAGTTCGTTGTCATACTGCGGCAGGATGTGCCACGTTCTAACAAGATACGCACCAAGGATGAATGCAAAAGCAATCGGCAAATCCTTCGTGAAATAGGCTATTAAAAGGCAAGCTCCTATTGTTGGGATGAAGGCGTATCTTTCCGTGACAAACTGCTGAATCGTCACCCAGTTAAGGAATATCCCAATGAACGCGACAAACCAGAGGATAGAAAGCTTTATTTCTTGTGATGGTGTTAGGAGAAAGATTCCGAGAAGCCCAATTGCTGCGAGTAACCCCCTAATAAACTTCCAGTCTTTTCTTTCAAGATCTGGGCCGTAATGGAAACCCCATACGTGGTAGAGACCCACGGGATGCGGCCAAAAAGTATGCTTCAGGTAGTAAATGAACGTCTTTAATGCAACCACTATTTTCCGTGGTTTTAAGAACGTGGAGGAGGCCATTTGCTGCTTTTTAAACTCGTCTGCCCTGAATAGTATCGTGTGCTTTATAATGTCAAAGCCCATTGCGATTGAAATACAGAGCCCGAGTATCGAAAACTGCCAATATCCAAAGAAAAGAAGGACGGACCACAGCATCATCGTGGCGAACTGCGCGTGGATCGCAAGGAACTGAAGAAGGCAAAAAAGAATGGCCCCGAAGATGATATTTTCGGTACTTGGATTTGAATATACGTGTCCAACCAGATTGAGCGCGAGACATCCCCACACAAGAGATAGTGGGTAACCAAGGCCAGAGGGCCATGCAACAGCCTGTGTTCCTATTGGATGGACAGCAAAAAGAATCGTAGTTAGAAGGGCCGTCTTGACACCGAATTTAGAGGCCAAAAATGCATAGAGAAGGAGACATGCTATGTTGAAAACCGAGACCGAAAGAACGTGGTGCCAAAGAGGTATTTTTCCTTGTGGAATCGTGTAATCCGAACCATCTTGGTTTTTAACCGTATGCTTGGATGGAAATAGGCCGCCGCATAGGTGAAATCGAATCCAGCGCGAGATCATACCGTACTCCTTACCCTGGAGCTTCCCATCATATTCCGCTATACCGGCAAGATCATCCGATACGAAGCCACACTTAACCGTGTAGCAATAGGCAATCCAGACAAAGAATGTGATTACTAGGTATGGTGTTAAGGTGAGTTCCATTAGCCAAGATATGGCGTTCATGGAAACAAAACGTAACATTAGTAGACCAAAAAGTAAAAGAATAAAAAACTAAGAAAAATAAAACAAAAATAAGTTAAAAATGTTGAATTGTGACAGTGGTTGGTGGCTTTTGGCTATTGAACATTCTATCCATGCTGTGGCTTAATTTAAGAATGTTGGGTATACTACTCATAATTTCAATAATTTCATTTGAAGACAGGGCGCTATTTGGAGTCGATGTTGGGTTTGAAAAAATGGATTATATAAACGAAAACAAACATGCTGATTAAAAATATTTCAATAGTGCTATCAAATTTTTTAATATGCGCTACCGCATATGCTGGCTATACAACTCAAGATGCATCCGGTAATTACGTTTCAAATAATGACGATGGGTCAACAACATATATTGCGCAGGGAGCAGATCTCACAAGTTGGCACACAAACACGTATAGACAACCATCGTATAATTATTCATACAGAAATTTAGTACATGGCTATCATCAAAATCGATACAATCCGTCGGAGGCCTATAACTTCGGCAGACAAATAGCTAATAACAACAATAGCACTAATTATAATCTAGTGGCTAATGGAGTTGCGGCATTATTAAATTCAAAAAATCAGAACTCAACATTAGAGAGAAGTAAAAATATTGTCCGCCAAAAATACCCGGATATCGAAGACCCAAATTCACCAGTAGCTCAAGCTTATATCGCGGCGATTCAAAGACACCCTGAGTACACATCAGAAGAAAATGGTCCGGTATTGGCTATGATAGCAATGGAGAATAATTCATAAAATGATAGAGGGCATTCTAATTGCCTCTATGGTAATTTTATTATTTGGTTTTATAATTGAATGGCGTGATAGTGATGGGCATTAATCATCCAATAAAATTTTTGCCGCGCCACTGGCAGCGCCTCCCAAAACAGCCCCCGCTCGAACCAGCGGATTTCTCGCTGTTTTTACGACCACATTCGCTCTTCTATAGTTCCTAGCCCTTTTAAAAACATTTTTGTCCAATGATTTGAGGCTGTTCATTTGTTGGTTTTTTGTAATTCTATTCCCAGCACCCTCAAGAATATTTGGAACCCTCCCGCTCAAATCGTGATAGTTTTCAATACTATTTCCGTAAGCTTTGTCTAACTTTGAAAATTCAGGAAAAGCCTCAAGTTGCCTCGATTTTAAACCCTTCATAGCCTTTGCTGTGGTGATCTCTGTTGGCCCAACATCGCCGGATGTAATACTGGCACCAACTTTATCTTTAACAATATCAAGGACGCGCTTAGATTCTTCGGGTCCTAACTGACTTAGGTTAATTCCCTGAAACTCAGCCTCTTTTTTTACTGCGTCAAAAACTCTTTTTTCGGCCAATGTCTGTGGACTGTCAAGTATATCAACGTAAGAAGTTGTTTTGCCCTGGTTTTTTAGAACTAGTTCTTTGAACCCTTTTGCATAGTTTTGCTTCAATGCGCTTCCGGCTTTCTCTATGCCACTCGATATTTCTTCTGACGCTCTGACTGGATTCATTACATCAGATATGGCCTGCTTTGCTCCACGCCCAGTTCTTGATGCTCTAATAAGAGCGTTTGGTGCGCTTTTGGCGGCTGCCGGTGCTCCGACGTAGGTTTCTGGATTTGTAGCCATATCAAGCGCGAACCTGGCGAATGGGTTCTTGGTCATTGAATTAACGCCCTCACGGCGCATTGATTGTGCACCTTGGTATTCGGGTGTCATAGCGCCTTGCGGCCCAAAGATCCTCATGGCCGTATTTCCAGCCGACTTTGCGGCTCTCTGAAGTATGTTTTCAGATTTAGGAACATCTTTAAAGTGCTCTTGGGCCAGCCTTTCAACTATCCTGTCTTGCGCGTCCTCTGGAAGTGCGCGAAATTCCGGGTCTGCGGCAAGCTCTCGTAATACGCTATCGGGTACGGCCATATCTAGTGGCAAGCCTTTCGTATATGGATTTTTCGTCCGGTACGTTTGAGGTGTTGGACGCATCACTTGCTTTATCGGCTCTTGGAACGCCACCGCCCATCTCTTCAAACCGGCTTTGAGCCTGATTTAAAATGGAGGTTACCTCGTTCCACGCAATATCAGCCTCTTCTTTTGTTGAATACTCGTTCGGAAGTATGTTCAATATTCTCTGAATATCCTGCTCGGTGAGAACGCCAGCCTCCATAAAACCGCCCTTACTTATCAGTGATGTGAAACCAGAACGGTTTGCCAGGTATCTATTAAGTTCGGGGTTTGAACCAGACTTCGCGGCGAATCCCTTTTCAAGTCCCTGCATGGACTTTTGCATGGCACCTAAAATAGGGTTCGATCCAGAAGGAACAGAAACCGGGCTCATTGATTTTTCATACTGGTTCCTTAAGGATGTTACAGCGTCATAAGCCCTCTGTAGCTTTGGAAGCTCTTTAGATTGGGCCTCCATTTGTTTCTGTTGTAGTCTAGCCTTTGCATTTACGAGCGTTGGCCCACCGGGGCCGTATCTATCTACAACGAAATCCCCCTCGGAAACACCGCCGCCAATATCTCCACTTGCCAATTTTTTAAAATACGATGCTTTTTCTCTGGCGAGCTCTGTTTCTGCAGATTCTTTTGGAGAAGATAAAGCTGTTTTAAATCTTTCAACCGCAAGCAGCTTTCCAATCTCTCTATTAGATTCAGATGATTTATTGAATTGCTCTAAAAGAGTGTCTGACGCCATGCCTGCGGTGGAGCGCTTTGCTTTTCCTATTTTCTGTCCTATTTCAAATCCCTCAAGAGGTGAGTACGGCATTAGGCCACCTTGAATTGGTTAAGTCCGAGTCCACTTTGCAGAAACATCGACCCTACATTTGAAAACGTCTGCTTGAAGTTCTCAGCCTCCTGAGCGTCCATGCCAAGTTTTATCATAATAGTATATATGTCCTGTTGCGCGAGCTCGGAGAGATGGTTGATCTCCTGCTGGTTAAACTGCAAAAGAGCATTTGCCTGAGCATCGGCGCGGTTCAGGGTTTGTTTGCGCTCAAGTTCAGCCAGGTCTCTCTGATAAGTTGAGTCTGTGGTGTAGTCCGTTCCTGGTCTTGCGTTCCTGTAGACGTCCTGAAGTCTCTTTAACTCCTCTCGGTGTTGTATATCGACTGACCTGTTGATTGAATCCTCAACGCCTTTAGGCAGGGAAGAGTTGTTGAAATTCCTCAAGTTTTGTACGCTTTGAAGACCTCCAATATCAGGCATGTTGACCTTCGGAGCGAACGCTTGTCCAGCAAAGTTAGATAGGATACCAGCGCCAATCTGACCCTTATTTGCATCTTCTCCAAAAATGGTGTCAAGGAGGCTTTTCCCAAATCCACCAGATTTTTGAGCAGGCGTTGTTTCGACGCCGGCACTGCCAAATCCAGGAGCTGATTTTGGGCCTTGCGATCCGATGAGAGAGGGGATATAGCTGCTTGCCTGTGGGATACTGAAACTTCCTTTCCCTTGGGCGGCGTAGGCTGATTTTGGCTGAAAGGCGTTGAAAGCTCCCTGCGCCAAATTCTGACCTATATTTACCGGATTTACTTGGTTAAAGAACCCCTTTGCAGCCTTGCCGACATTTGATACGGCCCCACCAACACCCCTAAAAATGTTGTTTAGGAAGTTCATTAGTAGTTGCCTCCGCCAAACCCTCCAATCTGCGATTGGTCTTGATCTCTCTGTGCGAGGTATTGCTTGATTTTTGAAACCTGGCCACCACCGATAGAGCCTGGAGCGCCACCAGGACCGCCCTGAGAACCCTCGCCAGAAGAGCCTGGAATAATGTTGGGGCTGGGAGGTGCTGAGATGGATGGGTTGTCAGAACCAAGCGAGGACGGTCTAAAGTCGGAAAGAGGGGAGCGTGGGCTAAAAAGCGAGCTCGCTGCGTTAGTAGCAAGAGTGCCGCCAGCCTGTTTTGCAGCGCCGCCAATCGCAGATCCAACGCCACTAGCAGCACCAGCTCCGCTTATTGAATTTGCAATTTGGTTTGCTCTGCCGAAGTTGCCAAATCCAGCCTCTACTCCAAGATTCGCGGTTCTTTCTGTCGTTGCGCCTATCGCAGGGCTACCACCACCAACCCCAAGAGCGCCGCCAACAGCGTTACCAATCTGGCCGAATACGTTTCCAAGCCCAAAGTTTCCGGCAATGCCCTGGACGCCACGACCAATTGTTGATAAAGCGCCACCAAGAGCGGTTCCAACGCCAGGGATAAATGAGAGAGCGATGGGGGCGACGGTTCTAACAACATCGCCAAATCCCTTGTAATAACACTGGTTTTCGGCGTCGTAGTGCTCGTCGTGGTCCTTTCCTTCAAGATGCTCGAGTTCGTGAAGAGCGGTGAAGGCATCCAGAACAGAAACGCCGGTCCTACGGGCATACGCTATCCCTTGTTCTGGGTAAGCTACACCGACCTTTTCTTCCATGTTGTGGCCGGGAAGGGAATTGAATGTCTCATCGTCTACGAATTCAACAACACGGTACTTGCTCATATTTGCCCTCTCTTAATATTCTAACGCATCTGTCTTTGGGTGCGCGGTGATAGATAAGCTCTTTTACGTTCGGAAATCTCTCTTGGATTGCTCGGCCAAGGTTATGTCTTACGTCTTTCGTGTATTTACGGCATACCATTTTGTCGATGTAGATTTGAGTGCCATTTTCATCATCTTTGGCCACTTTCCACATCGGCTTCTTATAGAGTTTTTCGTAGTCGTTTGTTATGTAGTAAAGAATGATGGCCTCGATGAGCCCGGTTTCTTCATTCCTAAGGATCATTACGCGATTTTTCTTAAGCATTTCTTCCAAGTAATAACGGAACTGAAAGTAATGCTTCGTGTTGATTTCGTATCCCCAATTGAGCATGAGATTCGCAAGGTGGTCGAATGTCATATGGTTACGCTCCATGTGGATACCCACGCAGAATTGAGATAGACGTAGTTTGTCGTACCTCCAGAGGAGGGTCTAAAAAGCACCATCTCTCCGGGCTGTGCTCTCCATGTTGGAGTTCCGGTGATTATCGGAGCAGAGTATTTCCCAAGATTTAAAAGATTTGTGACTTCCTCGCGGAAGTTTTCAAGTTCTGGGCTTATACCGCCTAAATTGTACGGGCCAACCTTCATCCCTGACCGATTCCTTTCACTCTGCCAACAAGATCCCATCTCGAAAGTTTCCATGGATTAGCAGTTCCAGCAGAAGATGTAAGTCTAAAATGGTATGTATTGAAAGAAGCTGGTATATCAATATTCGCGTCAACAAGTAACTTGTCTTCTGCGCCACTTAGATTTACTAGCTCCCTCATTGGTAAAAATGTCCTCTTCATATTAAAAGCTTCTTGGTAATAAACCCTTCCACACGAATCAACCACGAAATACGTATTAATATTCTGTGATTTCAAAACCTGTTGTGGCGTTTCACCGAATATTGGTGGAGAGTCGTACATTTCGTTGATTGGTGTCATTACATCCATATTTCCTGAATTTAGAATGTGCACATACCCAGATCGATCAATAGCCATTAGATTCTGACGTCCAGCGGATTCCGCAACGCACATAGCCTGAAAACCCTGATTCGAATATGGGTAAAGAGCGAGAGTCCTTCCATTGAGCAGTAGGGCATGGGTTGTCTGTGTGCTGTCCGCTCCAATGGCGACGTTAAGCCTGTATTCCTGTTCTACCTGATCTACCTCTGCGTGTGAAATGACAAGACCGGAACCAGCCATTGATATTTTCTTTGTTGCGAAATCGCATATTCTGTTGTCGTTTTCTACGTTATCCGAAACGAACGTATCTTCGTATCCATCAAAAGCTCTTAAACGACGGTTCCAATCCATGCCGACAACCACCTGGCCGCCCTTCAATGTCATAAGCTTTGCGGTCCTTGGAACAAAGCCCCAGTCTTTTACCTTTAAATAGGACCAGTCTGGGTTTCCGCCAACGTAGGCAACGCGGAACAGTTTTGTTTTAGTAGATATATAAAGAAATTTAGACAGAATAAAAGAGCACGTTATCTCATCATCTTGGCTAGATGGGATGTCGAATGAATCTGCCCATGCGCTTGTTAGCTGACTATTTTCATCAGCGTATGCAAAGCCTCTATTTCTTACTGTTCCATTTGAATTCTGGAAATTTAAAAGTATCAGGAAGCCTTGATAGTTAACAGAATACTTGGCCGCAGGCGCAGAGTTTGGGGCCAGTGTTGACATGAACGTTCCAACGGACCCAGCCCAATAGAGCGGATTGTCGTATGAGTCGGAAGTTGCTACAAGGACGTTTTTGGAACGCTCAAAATATTGGTAGTTTTGAGTGCGTGACGTTGCGATAGTGACAAATGTAGTGCCACGGTTTGAAGACGCAACAATTCCAGTTCCAGCAGCAACAGTAAGCCATCTGATAGAAGATGCGCCAAAATCAAACATGGCCCATCCAAACCCAGAAGCACCAGATGAATAGGTGTTAGCGGTTCCACCACCGTATAAATCGGTTCTTTCCTGGGCTGATAAAATCTTCTTCCAATATCCAGTTTCGTCTATCCTTCCGTCAAAATAAGTAGTTGCTCGAGCAGTTGCGGAATCTGAAATAGCACCAAAGACAAGGGGCGCCGAACCAACACGAACACCGCCTATGTATTGGGCTGTTGTCGTAGCAGCATTATTAACTGCTATTCCAATATGTGAATTATTAGAATGCCATGCGATAATGTTATACCAAGTTGATGTGTTCAATGCCCCAGCCGATTGAACCGATGCGGTGTGGTTAGTGCCTGTAGATGAAACACGGAACGTTGGCTGGTTATTCGTGTTTACAAAAAGCCAGTATTCATACTCCTGAACGCCATATGCTTTTGTTGGTGTTATAAAATTTGCTGTCCACCTAGCAACTCCCTTAGTTATTCTAATCTCATCAATCCAACCATTAAAAGCCTCTGTGCCAAGTTGATTTGCACCTATCCTAAGTTCCGTTGTGTCATTAATATTGGTCGAGTCTGAACCGGTTAGACCTAGCTGTACGCCATCAACAAAAAGGTAACAGTTAATGCCGCTTCTTACGCCTGCAATATGATACCAAGTATTTAACGACGGGGACCAAGCAGCATTTACAACAAGCGTTCCATTTATTCGAAATTGCAACGTTCCCTGGCTAGAATTTCTATTGATAGACCAGTTATCAGAACCACGGTCAAAAATGTAGCTAACGCCATCTGAATTTAACCTAATCCATGCGTCAACAGTAAAATCACCAGTTCCAAAATCCCAATCAGCCGAATCTGGAATCGACAAAAAATCGCCGCTTCCATCAAGTAAAAGAGAACCGCTACCAAATTTCTGCTGAGCAGTATCTACTTGGGCGTTTCCATTAGCCGTTACCGTATGATTTGAGGCTGATAAATCTGGAAATGTTGTAGCTCCATCAGCACCGTTGCACGGTAATAATAAAACCGTTGTGCCATCTATCTCTGGGTCTCTTTTTGAAAAGATGCTTCTTTGTATGGTGGTTGATGTGGAGTTTAGATAAATCCATGTACTTATCGAGAAATTGGCAGATGATTCGATTGGTGAAGTGGTTTGCCTTACAAGTGATTCAGAGTTTGTTGAAACAAAATCCGCTGCATTTCCTCTGATTCCAGTTATTGAACCTACAGAATTATTATCTGTTAAAATAACTGAATTAAACGAATCAGACCTATTCCCAGATGTTTCATCGAATTTCCAAAAAACTTGCAAAGATGTTGAAAGCGTGCCGCTAGAATCTATTGACCATCCAGCAGCAGCCGTTGATCCAATGGCAACAGTATTTGTAGTGGAGGTTCCTAGTCTTTTTCCAATTGCACCATCAAAATACCACTTAACATCCATAGTATTTGGTGACTGGTCAAAAGCGTTCTTAAGAAGGTCTGCTCTGGTTACGAGGCCCTTATTAAAGTCTTTGGATGATAGTATCTGGTTCTGCTGTATCATCTGCGGTAAAGATAATCCTCGCCAAGGTGATGGATGTCTTGCTGGTAGTTCCTCGTTTTATAAACCTTCTTACCATCCGAGAGCACCTCAGCGAGCTTGACGTTATATGCGGTGTACATAGGATCGTCTTGGTCTGCTGTCAACTGAAGAACTGATCCATAAAGAATGGCGGGGTGCATCCTTGAAGGCATTTGTGGGGCGGAACAAATCGTGTAATTTGCAGAGGTTGCCCCAGAAAGACCGAATGCTGTTTGTAGCGTAAGCCCTGAATTTCCACTTATTGCGATAATCCTATACCACTCTGAATCCGCCCCAACACCAAAATTATCGATCCTAAAATAGTCTCCAGTTGTAGCCTCTGTGAACCTAGTATTTGAATCGCCAATAACTGAGGTTCCGGAAGCAGAAACAGAGCCTATAAGCCCAGCGGTGGTTTCTCTCATTGGCTTTGGTCTCATAAAGTAGTCGTTCTTGACTGACTTTGAAATTTTGGGAGGTGGATTAACTTCTAAAATTTGGTTCCCTGCGGTATCGGTTCCTATGATCCGGCAAAACTCTGGATTTTCTGTTGCTGTGTAATTTGCCTCGGATGACCATTCTTGATAAGGTTTCTCAGGTATTATCTTTTCGCGTCCACCAACAAAATCAACCAGCCCACCATTCTTTGGAAACCTATCAAAATCTTGTGGCAAGGAATAAAATGGCTGCATTATTGAATAAGAAGCGCTGGTGATGTTTGTGTCGCCGGAGATTGGCGGCTGAATTGTTGCTCCAGTTGTGCCCGACATGCCGTTTATCTTATAGACGTAATCATTACCTATTATTTTTATTATTCTACCAATCATTGACGAATCAATTGTGACGTCGGAAGAGAAAGAGAGCACCGTATCGCCAGTGTTTGCCGATACCGTTCCAGTCGCATATTCCATGGTGAGAGTAATTGTGGAATTAACTAAAAGGAACGCCCAGTCTTCCTTGCGTGGAATTTCCTTTGTATAAACATCATTTACGATGCCCCTTACGTAGGAATCCTTGCTCGCCCTTTCGCGGCCTATTTCCTGGCTTCTCTCTACAAGTTCGGTGAATGGAATAGCATCTATGTTTTTAGCCATTAGATTCCCTTTGGTTCAAAGACTTTCCCAAGTTCAAAAAACCTTCCATTTACTATTGGCACAAAATGAGGAGAAAATGTTCCGTTATCGTGCATGTCTATGTAAGCAAACATATGTATCCAATTGACAGGCGGCTTTCCAACGAGATAGGAGAGGGCCATTTTCGAAAGAGTCCCGATTGACGCCGCCATAACTGGATGCCCGTCAAGGCCAACCGAAGTAGCCACCTGGAATTGGTGGGTATGCCCGTAAATTATGTTTTTGTGATAAAGGCCAAGATGTCTTTGCGCGTGGTTTCCAGAAGAAAACCACCCGTGAGTAAAAATTATCTTTCCCAGTTCGTAGTATTCTCCGTACTGACACCACCTCCAGCCGCGCTTAGAAAGGCCATACTCGTTCTCCCATGTGGTGAAGTCGTGAAGCTGCCTTACCCTGGTGTCATGGCGGTTTGAGACAGAAAAACGGGCATACCGCGCCTCATGGTTCCCGCCAACTAGTGTTTTTTCGCATTTTTTCGGCAGTACGGCCTCGATTTCGTCCAAAAGGTTGTTGGCCTCGCGTATCTCAAGATTGATGTCTGTGAGGTCAGATTCGCGCCTAGCTTCATGGACTGATAGAGAGTCCCAGTCGCACAGATCACCAAGCTGGATAAAATGTGTCGGTTTATAGTGCTTTATAAACTGAAGGCACGACCATACAGAAAGTCTGTCTTGGTTTGGGGCGTGGCAATCTGGAAATACTACAATTCTTTTAATAGATTTTTTACCTTTTTGAACTGGTCGCGTACTTCTTTTGAGTGAAGACGCTTCCAAACCTTGTTATCGAGGACGTTCAACTCATCCAGAACGTCGTATGTTTTTACCCTTTTATGCTTAGCTTCTTTTGTTTCAGTCACTTTCCACCTTGTTCTTTGCGCCAAAAGAAAGAATGTTCGAGAATATGTCAGAAAGCGGGAAGTGGTTATGCACAACGGACGTTGTTGCGTGCGAATCGTGCTGGTTTATTGTCCCCGCGTTAGACTCTATCTTCGATTCAGACTTATGCGGTACCGCCCTGTTCCAAACAGCCCCAGCAATGTACTGGACACCCATGAATAGAAGCCCAAATACAATTGCCTTGGCTATGTTTTTTACTGATAAAAAACCCTTAAGCCATTTTTTTAGACTGAGGTTGTCTTCGCCTTTTTTAGTCATTTTTATTAAAGAACTTTTGAAGTTGTGATATAACCCAAGGCCAGAGAAGGCCACCCAAAGCGAACGCGACAAGATGACTGCAAATCCATTCCATGTTTATGCTCCTTTCATTGAATTAAAAAGACTCATTACAACAACAGCGCAAGACGGCGTTGCAATTGCCGCCAATATAAGCCAACCAAACTTTTCCCAGAAAAGCCTGAAGTCCGTATTCTTTTGGCTTTTGTATACAAGGCCGTTTTCTGGATGACCATTTCCAGTCAAAATGATTTTAATGTCTTTCACATTCTGAAGTAATGTTTCCTTTTCTTCTTTGGTAAACACGCTATTAACCTTTCTCCTTTCAGGACCGTCGTAACTCATTGGTAGCTCATGGCTGTGTCAGATATCCACTTTGGACTATTGTTTGGAGTGCCATGGTTCGTTCCTTTTCTATTCCACACTGTGTTTGATCCGGTTGCCGTAACACCATCCGACCCGTCATTCAATTGCCAATAAGAATTTATGCTTGACGGCCTAACCATCAACGAAACACCCCTAATTCTTGATTTCCCAAGAATGGATGCCTCGGAATCATTCAAAAAATCATCCCAAATTGTTATTTCATCGATTACTCCACCAGTAAACTGACTATTGAACCCAACCATAAACCCATCTATTCTGTATGGAAACGAAGAGTTGCTAATAGCTGTTGACTGGGCTGTTGCCTCACGAACTCCATCAACATAAAGATTAGCTGTGGCGTTAGCACTATTTGCTATAAGAAGATGATGAAATTTATTATCAATAACAGATGTAAGGGAAGTTACGTTATGAGCCCACGCCCCATTGAAATGGATGAACTCAAAAAGGCCGCTCCTAATAACTAAATTTGCAAATATATCCCCGTTGTTTCTACCTAGAAGTGTTTTCCCGAAATCACCATTTAACGTCCCATCGGTGCCCTTGTACCAAATTGATATGGACCAATTCGCAGTGCTCTGCCTGGCGATTTGGGTATTTATCGTTACATTATCATCCGAAGCATCGAATAAGATGCCCATTACTGTTTTGTGTACTCCAAAGTAGCGCCCAAAAGCTCTGCGTTCCCCATAGCACCGCCAGAACCAGAAATTCTAAGTTTTACGAGATTTCCTACGCCGAGAGAAACTATAGAAGCAAGTGGAACTGTAAGCTGCTGGACAACGCCAGATGAATAGCCTGCTGATAGGGCTATTGAAACCGTATTCGCTCCACCGAACGTATCTGTGTAATAACCACCAGCTCTAGCTTGGTTTGGCGAAACGCCCCACTGAGTAACAATCCAACTAATAGAACGCGCAACCGCTATTGTTGAATCAGCGCCGTACATAATTCTCACATACGGGCTTGAGCTATAATCTTGTGGGAGCATAAACATCCATTGACCGTATTGCTGGGTGGTTGGCGAGAAAAGTAGTCTCCAAAAACCAGATCCCGCATCTATTCTTGCAGAGGAGTCGTTGGCATAAAGCTTTGCTTGTTGTGGGAGAAGTTGATATGTGGCTTTGGACGTACTACCACCGCCAGTTTGGGCGCTTATATATATTGCCGTGGCGTCTGTGCGAATAGTTACAGACGAACCAGCCGTTAAAACCTTTTCGTTGGATAATGTGGAATCTGCGAGATAAGTAACATAAAAAGCTCCTGTTCCAGCGAGACCAGCGCTTCCAGAAAACAAACTTGTCACTGCGTTTATATAAAAAGTGGTTGAGTCCGTATGTGTTGTGACAGACGATCCGGCGGCTATTCTTTTGCTTTGTGGAAGGGTACCATTTCCAGATGTATGCAGAAGGTAGAAAGGGCCAGTGCCAGCCAAACCAGCAGTCCCAGAAAAAAGACTCGTAATGGCGTTAATATAAAAAGCCGTCGAATCTGTATGAACCGTTACAGATGATCCGGCTGTAAGAATTTTCTCGTTTGAGAGGTTTGCGTCGGCAGCAAAAGCAATGTAATTTCCACCAGTCGGGGCGTAAATAACTGACGATCCTCCGCCTGTTTGTGCATCAATGTAGATAGCTGTAGAATCTGTGCGAATTATTACGGAAGAACCAGCGGTTAAAACCTTCTCATTCGAGAGTGTGGCGTCTGCGGCGAATGTTACAAAATTCCCACCAGTACCAGCCAAACCAGCGGAGTTCGATGAGCTGCCACCGCCGCCGCTATTACGAGGCCCAGTCTCTCTTAGACGGGTTTCTAGGCTCAATTCCCTGCGTACTCCTGGATAATAAGTTGCGAGGCGACACCGGCTGTATTAAGGCGAAAAGCCATTTGGAAGTTATCTGTAATCGTGTCCCAGAACTTAGCGCCACCGGCTGATGAGATAAAAAGACCGGAATTCGCCGCCAGTGAAGACTGGCCATAATAGATATTGAAGTTACCGAGATTCCCAGCCTCAAAAGCCCTATTACCAGAGCTTATTTGAAATAGAATTTCAGAGGTTGTGATTGAATAAACCTTCGTAGTTCCTATCGAAGCAAGTTGTAAATCGGTGAGGCGTCTAATGTTTCCCACGAAATCTCCCAAGGGCCTCTTCTATGGCTTCGGACTTTATTTTTTCTTTAGCTTTATCATCTAGTTCTGAGGCGACTTGAATCCCAAGCTCGAACCCACGCATAAATGATTTCAGAGAAGCTAGTTCAAGTTCGCTGTATTTGAAATCCTGCTTTTTTTTGAAAGGCCACATCACTCCTCAACCCCCAAATAAAAGCTAAAAGTATCGTCTGGGGAGGCGTTGGTTATCGAAAAGGTGCATTGTCCTTTTACTGGAATGGCAAGGTCCGTTTCGTTTAGAGTCCCCTTATGAAACCCATAATCCAGCCTTTGTAGATTTTTCTTATCCTTCATGTTCAGTCTAAATACGGTTGTAGCCGTGTTCGCTGAAACATAAATTTGCCGGATAAGACCGTCTTCTATTGGAAGGGTAAATGTGGAAACCTGTCCGGCTGATGTGCTCAATGAGGTTCTATGCTCATAGATTGTCATGCTAAGTATATAAAAGCAGTCCCGGCAGTAAGCGTCGGTACTTTTAGTTGTGAAAATCTTTGTGGTGAGGCGAATGGGATATTGGTCAAGTTTCTGTCAAGTTTGACAACAACATTTGATGTGTTTGATTCGCTTAGCGTTACCGAAGCTGAGGTGTCTGCCTGAGCCAATGCAATTGCGTTCACAAAAAAAGTGTCAATATTGACGGCTTGATTGGCTGATGTGAGGATAAGAGCATTACCCATGGCAGAATCAATGATGATTACATTCCCAACGATCCTATTCATTAGATGCCTCCGTTTTCAGTTCTTGAAGTTTCAACCCAAAGATTGTCCGTCCTGTTGCAAAATAGGGTTATGATCGAACCGGAGGACATGACAAAAGTTTTTCCAGCTATTAAAGAAAGACCGCTTCCATTTTCAAGAACCACCCCAGATCCTACGCACTGAACGGCCACAACGTCACCCTGAGCGCCAAGCTGTATCTGTGGATTAGCTGTTATATTTACAGACTGGTTAGAACCAGCAACTATTAGCCAGGGCTGGCTTGAAAGACGAATTCCACCGCTTGCCGTTATGTACTGTATTTTTTGAGCGGAAACAGAGGGAACTGCCGTGGATGTGGAGTTTGTTCTTGGTGAACCAGATACATCCGCCCCACCCAGCGATTTACTGGATGGGGGAGGAGTATCAAATTCTTCAGGTTCTAGTGTAAGTCCACCTTGCTTTACTGAACGCCAGCGTTTTTTACCGAATCTGTCAAAGTTATCAAATCCGGAACGATCTGACGTTTCTTTGAGCCACGGGGAATTCTTGCGATTCCTCGCCATGGTTATTAGATTTGCGTCGAGAGAACAAACCTGGTGCTAACCATAGACCAATCGGTTCCGTTATGCGCGAACATGGCAGTTTCGCCATTAAGAAGGGTGGCATTGCCACCAGTAGTAAAGGCAACCGTAGAACCGGCAGATGTGGTGCCGACAATATTAATTATACGAATACCGCCAGCCGAGTTCTGGATTGTGGTTGAATTGCCGGAATTCGAATAAACGAAAATGACCTTACCGCGTTCGCCGCCATCAAAATTGGTGATGGTGAGAGAAGACGCAGCGGTAATAAAATAAGTGCCGTATGAAACGTCAGGCGTGGTATCGCCAGCCGTGAATGTGTATTCGGTTGAAGGTGCGCCAGGTTTAACGAAACTGATGCCATAAGGAAGTCTTGTCGGCTGATGAGGCAATTTATTCTCCTTTGCTCGTCCACGCCTTTACGTGCGGCGAGGCTTTAAAGTAACCGTGAAGCCGGGTGGTTGCCCGACCTCACGGCCACATTTTTAACACATCCCTAAACGTTCTTTCTTTGGTGTCATTACGCGCCAGCCGAGTGGAACATATTGTTCGGCTTGTTGACTTCAACGGAGAAGCGGAACGTGCACTTGAATTTCGCATCGCCGTTCTCAAAATCACCGTCCTGCGCAAACGTAACAGGTCTACGCATATAGGCGATAACACCGCCGTTCGAGTGGGGCGGATCAGCCATCAGCGTGAACGCATCCGTATCCGTTAAAAACGGCGAAACAACAAGCTGAAGATTCCTTTCCTTCAGAGCGTTGATCGCGTTATTCGCGGATTCGGGGTCATACGCCGAGTTAAGCAGCTCCTTCGCTTTCCACGCCTGCGCCTGGTTTACCCAGATTTCTTTTGCGCGGATAATCTGGATCTTCCCGGCGTCATCACGGGTGTTCTCGAACTGGTCGAGAGCCGCCTGCAACGAAGTCGCAGACAGGTCCGCAGCGGGGGAGAGGAGGTTATCCCACGTACCGCCACGCAGACGCGCCTTGCCGGTCGAGAAGATGGCGTTACCAAGACCGTCTGTGTGCGAGGTTGACGCTGTGCCGCTGTTTATGATGTCGTGGACAAGGACTTCCAGGGTTTCATTGGCAGATGCGCCGAGTTCCCTCGAAATCGACTCCATTTCAGTCGGAAGGTCATCGTAGAGCGAATCTTCGATAAGCTCTTCCGTGATGCGGACGCCGAGACCATAGGTGCGGTGCGACCAACGTTTGGTAGGACCTTGCACCATCTCGTCGTAGTCGATGTTCTGGCCTTCGGGTTTCAGCGGAACGAGGCCAAGCGCTCCGTAGTAAGCGGACTCTTCAAAAGAACGCTTCGACTTTTTCATTTTCGCCAGTCGCTTCCAGAGCTGTTCTCCACTCTTCGGTTTGTAAGACTCCGACATGAAGGAGAAAAGCCCAGGAACGACTACTTTATTGAATGTAGCTCTATTCATGGATTCTCCTTAGACAGCAGCAGAGAAGGAGCCTTGACCAAGCTGGTGATGGTTGATCTTTACGACAGCTTTCGCAAAGTTCGAACCGCCAGTATTGAAGGTTCCGTCCTGGTTAACGTTTCCGGCGAGGCCGACGATTTTGAACGTACCGCCAGAATCAGCGGCGGCATCCGACGCATCCAAAAGGACGTTTGCAATACCAGTGGTGGTGTTGCCCGTCGTAGCTGAATACGTGAAGCCACAAGAATTGCCGATGTTTGACTGGCCGATGGTTGCCGAACCGCCGGTGTCCGCCTCAAGAATGAAAAGAAGCTCAGGATTTGCAGCCACCGCAACGAGGCCATCATTCGAAGAGGAGAGAAACGGCCCCTCATTCAAAGAGTCCATCGAAGTCGGCAATGCCGCATTATCCGTGTCCAAGAACCCAATAGCCGCGCCAACAATCTGCGTGTTGTCACCGATTCCGGCGACTTCAACCTGGCCGCTGTTATTAATAGCGACGGGCTGGAAGCGGAAGATGTTCTGCGCAGTATTGGCTCGGAAGTACATGACGTCTTTGGCGTCAAGCCTCCGGAGGGGTC